GGTTGTTCTCCGGAACTCTGTTTTGGAAGTCTGTCATCCAACCTGTTAAACCGCTGATCACTCTATCGGCAATTGAATCTTGTTTGCTTGTCAAATTTGCTACCAAATCAAGTTTTTTTGCATAGTCTGGAAGTGCATTTTTAGCACTCACAACATTTGCTGATGCACCTTGGATTGTCTTGTCTTTTGGGGTAAGCTCACTGGTATCAAGTGATCCTGCCTTTAAATTCACTTTAAATTCCTTATCGAACATGTCGGTTAAGGTATTGCTGATTCCTAACGTAAAATCATCACGTTTAAGTGTTTCTGTTACATCATCTAACGTATTTTTCAATTCATCTTTTAAAGATTTCCAAACACCTGTGAATTTTATTTTTCCAAGGTTGGTGCCAAATGATTCTGTCTTTATGCTTGCTGTATCAATCTCGGCTGAGTATCGGGTTGAAGCTTCGCTCATTTTGTCAAGCTCTGTTTCTGACTTGTTCAAAGTGGTTGTTAACCTATCCACGTTTAGCATTTTCTCTTGCAGACTGTTGCTTGTTAAGCCTATCGCATGAGCTAAAATTGCTTCTGATCCTTGCAAGCTATCGACATCGTATTTTCCTTCGCGCATTTTTTTGAACAGGCTATCCATGGTTTTTGTCATTTCTGCCATTGTGCCATTTCCGCCCATTAACTGATTCCAGTACGAGAACACGCTGTCCTTATTTGTGATTACACTGCTTACAAGTTCATCTACTGCACCATTAAGAGCAATAGCTGAATCAGCCATAACTTTAGCCGCGTCTGACATTGCAGTTTTAAAGCCTTCTGCAATAGCCGCATTCTTTTGGCTTGCTATCAATGCTTTTAAAGCCTGATCTGTGCCTTCATAAGCTGTTCCCACTTCACCTATTAGTTTTGCGGCTTGCGGTGCATACTCTACAATTTGGTCATAGTAGGTTTTAAATAGTGACATGTCTGTCTCGGATAGGCTTCCGTTCTTTTTCAGCTTCTCATTCAGTTCAAGGAACTTATCGACAATTATGGAAACATTTTCAAATTTCTCAATTTCTTCCTGTTCCATTGCTGGCCATTCGATTTTAAGCTTTGAAAGTGCTTTGTTCAGATTGTCTGCGATAGCTGTATACTCTGTATCGGGTCCACCAAAAACAGCCGCCCAAGCAGTTTCAAACAATCCAAAAAATGTATTTGCAACTACATTTGCGGAAGTCTTTAAAATACCCATCCAGTTTATCCCTTTGATAAAATTGTTGATGTCAATTCCTAGGCTGCGCCAGTTAAATGTTGCTGCAAACTCGTTAATTGCGGATAGTGCACCTTTAAATGCCTGACCTAGCGCTTTTCCTGCTTGGCTAAAATCAGTCTTAGCTAAAAAAGTATTTGCAGAATTTGCCAGTTCTGAGCCTATTCTTTTCCAGTCAACCGTTACCGAGAAAGTCAGCAATGATGAAGTTGCTGTATTCACTCCATCGGATAGCATTGTGCCGATCGCTTGCCAATCTATCTTGTAAAATACGCTGTTGATTCCGTTTGAAAAATTTTTGGATATCGAATTAAAATCAATTCCTTCTATTCCTGTTGTTAGCGCAGATGTGATTCCATTGATTCCAGCCGCAATAGTTTGTCCAGTTTTTGTATAGTCTCTATCTGCAAAAATGCTATTGATTGTACTTGCAAGTGCATTACCTGCTTCCTGCCATCCTGTAGTGCCGCTAAAATTGATTTTAGACATATCTACTACAAATCCATCAAGGAAGCTCCACAAAGCCTTATATTTGGCATTCAGAGTCTTTCCAAGGTCATCCCAATCAATAGTAGCTATGGCACTTCTAAGCCCACCTGACATAAATTCGCCAATTGATGTCCAGTGAGTTGTGTCAACAAAGGTATTGATTGCACCTACAGCTGTGTTGACTGCTTCTCCAAGTGTTCTTCCAACACTCTTATCAAGACCTTCCGTCTCAAAGAAACCGTTTATAAATGTTCCTGTGACTTTGGCAATTTTGTTTGCCTGCTCCTTGATCGGCTCCCAGTCAATGGAATCAAGTGCGTCACGGAGTTTCGTTCCAACTATTTTACCGATGTCAGTAAAATCGGATTTCGCCCAAGCATCCTTTACGAGGTCTGCAAAGTTAGATACCGCTCCTGGTATATCCTTTTTTGTAAAAAGTATAGGATCTTCCGTTCCTGAGCCGTTTCCAGAACCACTTCCACTTCCACTTCCTGAACCGCTGTTAGCTGCGTTATCGAGATCTTCCGAAAATTTTTCGATTTCATCAAATCCCATTAACTCACGCTTTAACTCATCGGTCTTGTCTTTTAACTTATCAGTTGCGTTGCTTGCTGCATCTCCTGCAGATGCTGTGCCGTTTAAACTGTCGCGATAGTCTTTGATGTTCTTTACAGCTACCGTGTATGATGTTTGACCTGTTATTGATGCTATAAAAGCACCTACAGCATTGATTCCTGCAACTGCATAATCAACAATTTGGTCAATAACTGGTGCAATAATATTCAGTATTGGTTCAAATGCCGCAGCCACACTATTTCCAACATATGACATGTCAGATGTCAGCAATGACAAACTCTTATTTGCCCTATCGCTAAACACAACAAGGTTGTTGATTCCGTCCTTGATTCCTGATCGTAGCTTGTTAAACAGTACGTACAAAGACCGGATTCCAAAACCGTAGCGCAACACAGTTGTAATTCCGTGCTTTAATTTCTTGTTAAAGTCTCCAAGACTGGCTGAGGACTGGCCAAATGGACTCTTTAGCCCAGATAATGCGTTTTTGCTTGAACCAAAATTCAAAAACTCCCATGATAGCTTTGCAAAGTCTTTTGTGAACGATAATATCTGCTTGTTTACTTTCATTGCAAAAGATCCTATTTTGCCAATTGCACCTGCAACAGATATCGCTTTTTCTACAAATCCACCCATGATGCCTGCCAAATCACTTATATCTGATTTTAACTGGGATAGGCTAAGTGGCAATTTTTGCATGTTTCGGTTCAGTCTGTTGATATCCTCTGGTGTGTCTCTAAATATTGGTGGCTCTTGTGAAGCTTGTTCAAGCGATTGCCTGTAAAAACCTAAGTTTCCTGTAAGCTCACTTATGCTAGAGCTCATATGGTCAATAACCATGTCAGACGTTTGCGATGCATTTGACAATGCTTGCAATGCTGTTTCTGACAATTGACCAGTTTGTGCAAATGCTCTAACCTCATTCTGTGTTAATTGCAGAGCAGAATCCAATGCAGACAAGCTTTGCTCAACCAAATTTACATGATTGTTTAAATCATCTATTGGTGCAGAAGTTTCACTTGCGGTACTATATTCTCCGAGGGTTCCATGCAATGTTGACAGTGCGTTTTCTATGCTTTCAGTTGCAATTCCTAATTGCTGTGCTGATTGTACAATCATAGTTCTGGCCTGTGAGCCAACCCTATCTGCTGAAGATGGGAGTGATTGCAACATATCAAATAATTCTGATAATTTTTGTTCAACGGAATCAGTTGCAGTACCTAAATCCGATAGTGATTCCATTAAATTTAATTTTGGTGAATTTTTTTGTTCTGTTTGTAACATTTCTAGTGATTCTTGCAAAATTTTAGTTCTATATTCCTGCATATCCCCTAGAAATGAATTATATTCTGCTAACCACTGTTCACCTTTTGTAATGTCAGCTCCATTGCGTACAGCTTCTAGTGCTTCTCCAACCTGTTTGATTGAGGACCTTGTTTGTGCAAGCTGTTCACGGTATTTTAAAATTTTGTCAATAGCTACATCGAGACTTTCGTTGTTGTTATTCCATGTTTCGTTAATAGATTTAATAAGCTCGCCTTTGTAATTTATTAGCTTTTGATACAAAGACTGTATTTCGCTTAGTTTTGTAGGAATATTGATTTCATTTCCTTTTGCAGTCGTCTTAGCAATTAAGCGTTCTGGGCTGCTAGATCCTAGTGCATATTTCAATTCAGAATCATGCACTAATTCTCTTATTGTTTTGCTTGCACTGTTTTTAATATCGGTAGTCTGTTTTATTGTTTCCTGTAATGCTTTTATGTTCAGCTTTGCAATTCCAGAAAAGTCAATGTTTTTCAAAGAAGCCAGTTCACCCAAGCCAAGTTCTTTAAGCCCCTTGAATGCTCCTGCCAGACCTTTTCCGTCTCCTACAGCATTTGTAACGGATTCGATGGTTGACCTTAAATTGATAAGGTCTTTCATCTCACTATTCACAACATCAGTTACAGTCTGTTGTTCTTTTTCAAATGCCCTAGTCTTCTGCCCGATGGCACTTGTGACTTCTTTTACGCTTTCTGTTTCACCATTTTCCGATAGCTTTTTGCCACCATAAACATCGTTTTCAGTTATTCCATACTTCTCGCTAAGGTTGGGAATGTCTTTTGCGGCAAACTTTGATAGCTCAGATTCAATCTCTTGTACTGGAATTAAGCCGTTTTTGATAACATCCTGTGATGTCATCACAGCTTCCTTGCGTATATCCCTTAAACGCTCTACTACGTCCTTGAACAGATCTGTTGCGTTTTTTGTAGTATCAAATGTGGTATTTATTGACTTGTTCATATCGTCTATGAACGTCACAAAATCCGTACCGCTATTTGTTGTGGAGAAATTCTTGCCAAGTACACTTCGCAGATTTGCAAATTCTCTATCTACATTTAAGTCGTTCTTTACGCCAATTGGGATCTTTATGTTTTGAGCTTTTTTGATATAGTTATCAAAAGCCTTTTCAACACCGTCTAGCTGTCTGATCTCCTTAACGTTCTGTGCGATGGTATTTTTTACATTTTCCATCGCACTTTCCACGTTCTCCATGGCTCTTTTCCATGTGTCCTCAGAGAAAATCGAGCCCTTCTTTTCGTTAAGCTGTAAGTTGTTAAGCTTAATAGATGCTTCCGCCAGGTCTCTTACACTTTTTTCGACTGCTGCAATTCCTGCCTTGTTGGTTATCCCTGTCAGTCGCGTTAATCTTTGCGTTAACCCATTTACAGATGTTGAGTAGCGGTCAATTCCGCTTTTGTTGTCGCCCAATCCGGTTAGGGATTGCTTCAGTGCTTCAATATCAGATATAGCTTCTTTGATATTTGTTTTGGCTTCAATCCGTATCGAATCAATATTTACCTCACTCATTTTATCCCTCCTCCCTTAGATCGGGCTTTCTGGCAAGCCTTGCTTTTCAAGCTGCCTGATTCTTTGCTTCATCTCGTACACTGCGATTTCCTCATTTGACTCCGCATTGCCGTTTTTGCTTTTCTTTACCTCCTGTTGCAAGAAAGGCATATCTGGATATTCAAACGGCGGTGTATGCTTACCTTTGAACCACTGGCTGTTACCCAGTGTTGATAAGATAGACATTCTCACGTACCTGCCAAGCATGTGGTTTTGCATATCGACTTGCTGCTGATGCAGCTTGTAAGCAAGTTCATATGGTTTTAACTCGCACGGACACATATCGCCTATTTTTTCAGCAGTAAAGCCGTATTGTTGCGTAACACACAAAAAATACGGAAGTAGCTTTTCATCGTAATAATCAATTGGATCTATTACTCTGTTTTTTGCTCTTTCGCTTCTTTCTCCGCTTTCATCTGCAGAACTTCCTTCTTGAAAAAACCATTCTGCATCACCTCTTTTAGCAGCTCTTCAAACAGCTCTTTGATACTCGAATCTTCCTGATCGGTATACTCATCAATCAATTCGCATACCTTTGCTGTTGCCTCTTCCTTGCCTTTATTTGTGTTGTAATCATACCCGAACTCATCCTTATGTCTTTTTTGCAGTCCCACAAGCAAAAACTCCGGAACCATATTAAGCATCATTTCGATATCGTCAATAAAATCACCACTGGACTGTTGAACTTCATCACCACTGGACTGTTGAACTTCTTTAATCTTCTTTAAAATTCCGCTCTTTGTAGTCGCTTCGATTCCAAACTTAATTTCGTAATTCATAAATTTCATAATTCATTCTCCTTTAAACAAAAAACGGGAAGCTCACGCTTCCCGAATATAGTTGTTACATTTCTTTCTTTGCCAGTGTAATTGATGTTGGATAACCATTCTCATCTTCTGTTACAGATACGGTATAACTATCCTCAATCCACCTTGGAACGGTTACTGTGGCAATTGTTGCTGTTCCTGTGAGGTGATCTTCTGTTGCCTCGTCTGGTGCGAAAGATTCTGTTCCTACAAAAGCCACAATTCCTTCTGAACCTTTTCCATCTGTGCCGTAAAGGATGCAGATATCTAATTGTTTTCCCTCGTTTTTAACTAGTTCATCCTTATATTTTTTTTCAAATGCACCTGGTACTTCCATTGATGCAGCTGCTCTTCTTCCCTGTTCCTGAGTCTCTATCAAGTCTTCCAAGGTTGATGTATCAACCATGTTGACAGTGCCGAAAGGTGATGGAATTGATTTTGCTCTGATCAAGAGCTTATATTCACCTGCCCAGTAATCGGCTGCGCCATCTTCCTTTGTCTTTTCTCTGTAGATGATTCTACTTTTTAAACCTACTGCCATTTTGTATTCCTCCTACTAAAAAAGCCCCATCTTGCCGATGGAGCTTAAAAAATATCATTCCAATCAAATGTTCTTTCAAAACGTGCTACATAACGATATATTGGTGATTGATTGTCCGCATATGGTGACATTTTTACATCAAACATAAGTTTTTTTAGGCAGTCCATAATTTCTGCCATTATAGTTCTGCAGTCTAGCTGTGATGTGTTGCTATACACTTCAATTTGGAATCCTGCCACTATAGTGTTGATTCTTGTGCGTTCCAGATCGGAGTTTGCTTCGCTTCCACCCAACTCATGGACGTACACGCAGGGAAAATTGCGTTGTGAATCATTGCTTATGCTTGAGGTGGTGTACATTATTTGTGGATATCTTTTCTTTAGCTTGTTGTATGTCTTGCCTTTCACAAGGGATAATACCTTGCTCTCAAGGTCAATGACCCATTGATTCTGAGCCATTATTCGAACACCTCCCTTGCAATTCTTTCAATATCATGTCTCATTTGTGTTGAGGCATGATACATGAATGGTCTTGACGGCATACCTTCTGTAAAGTACCACTTACCATCTCCCCCCAGATAATACCAACCATATCTACCATCTGCCGTTTTTCTAATTGTTTTTCCTTGCGCATAAATAGCCGGGAGCTTGCCTGGATACGGAGCAGTAGCGCCTATGATTCCTGTTCCCATCTCTACATAGATAGCATGTTCTGAATCAGCTTCTACTGCAAAGATAACTCGCTCTGCGTTGCTCTCTATCTCGGTTGAGTGAATGCTATTTGCAAGTTCACCAGTAAATACTGCATCCATCGTCAAGACTTCTTCTGTTGCTTTTTCAACTCCGTAATCAGTAAGCTTCTTCATGAAAAGCTCTACTCGCGTTTGGAACGTTTTCTGGTAACGTTCCAACATCCTTATGGCTTCATCTACTCCGCTCACCTTTATTTCCAAAGCCTTTGCCATTAGGTTTTTTCCTCGCTTTGCTGCAATACCTGCAGATAGTAAGACGTTTCATTCAGTGCTTCATTCATGATTCCACGCACTTGATAGTCGGCAGAATTTTCATCTGGTGATCCGTTTGGTTTCATCTTGATTTCTGAGTGTAGCCAAATTCTTGTTCCAAACGGCAAGCTAAGTTTGTTTCCGCTAGAGTCTTTTGCATGTTTAGCTAAGATGAGCGTAGCATAATTGTTTGTGCTATCGCTGCCCCATGCTCGCATGATAGCGTTTTTTAGTTGCGATGTGATTGTTCCCCAAAACTTTATAGGATTGCTGTAAAGCACTTCCATTTCACCGCTTTCTTTTGGGATTTTTTTACCTTCGTCATCGGTATAAAAATATACTTCCCCATCAGCTCCAACATAGCTCTCATACTGAATGTCACCGTTTTCATCTCTCAGATATCCAGGTGCTTTCCCGACTTGGTATGAATACCACATCTGCTGGCGATTTCTTCTACTTGTCCGTGCCATCTTTCAGCTGCTTGTATACCTGATTGACACCAGTGCTGGACAAACCTGATACAATGCCAACAGCAATTGCATTCAGAATATCCTGCGCCGGGAAGTCTGGTATGACATACATTCCTAAGACTCCCAGAATGCCGCCAAAAGCACCCACAATGACCGGAATGTAATTATCCTTGACTGCTGGAATTGTCTTGGCTGCAAGCCCAATTAAATAGCAAATAACTACAATTGCAATCACGGTAGTCATGCTCGATATATCCATTTTATTTACCTCCTCCACTCTTGATGTGTAACTCTTTGATCTCTTCATACATCTTTTTAACCATACCGTTTCCGCCCAAATCATGATAGGCTTCATACATTTCCTCGAAGTTCTGATAGGCATAGGATGGTATCTCCCCCAGCCGCATGTATTTTGTGTGATACTCGATCAGTTGCACACGCAATAACAGCATGGTTCCTCTCTCATTCGCGTTCTTGTCTTTCTTCTGTTGCTGCAGAAGCCAAACAATGTATCCTAAAGCAATCGGAAGGATGATTGTGTATGTTTGTAATAAAAATTCTTGCATCTTTATATCTCCTGCTTATATTTTTGCATATTGCCCACCGCCGCTTTAATATGCACCCTGCCAATGTATTCACAAGCATTGCAAACACACTGGCGAACATCCTTCTTAGACCTTAGACTGTTGCTAACGGTATTATTCCAGCGAACAACGTTTTTCTATCCACCATTGTTCGCTGAATGGAATCCTCACTGTGCTGGCTCTCGCCCTCAAAGCCAATCGAGTTATAATCGTACAAAGCCAAATTGCGAATCTGGCTATAGTACCTGTCTAAATCTTGTGCAATCATTCCGTCCGTGTATCCAAGTGGATATCTTCTTTTGTCTCTGACTTCTCTGATTGCACTTTTGATTTTTTGCTTGAGTAGCGATTCCGAAAAGCTGCCGCCTTCTTCATCATTTGAAAGCTCAACTTGCAAATCAAAAAAAAGCTCGTCTGCAAGGTTGTCTGTATAGCTCATACTTTCTCACCTCCATCAAACAGCTTTTGGTTTCTTACCTCTTCGCTTTGGCTCATCATCAACTTGCAACTCTGGAATTTCGATTTTCTCTTCCATCGGGACGTCAATCTTTAGGGCATCATTTTTTTCTTCCATTGGGACGTCTTCACCAGCTGCATAGTAGATTCCTTTAAACTTAATTATGTGATCAAATTTCATTATTTTACATCAAGCACAAATGTGCTGTTGATACCCTCATAAGACGGAATCACTAATTGAGATACTGTAGTTGTCAACTTCAGTGGTGGTCCCTGCTCCACTTTATTTGCAATTGCGATACGATCATCAAACATACTTATATCAACTTTTCCATTCATCATCAGAGTACGTTCCTCTGGAGTCACACCATAATAGGTATTTCCAAGCTGACCTTCTCCAATAATTGTAACCTTATCATCTGGATAAAACTTCTTCTTTTCATTATCGTAATCAATGTACGTCTTGTCGTAAATGATTGGGATAAGGTCTGTTGTCCTCGTAAAGATACTCTTTACGGTTGCTGGATCTACAAACTCCACATTTTTTCCGGAAGATGCAATGATTGCGTTCTTGATCTGCTTGTTATCGTAAAGATATTTAAAGGTCTTACTGTTCATCATTGCGTAACGCGGCATGATTCCAATTGACTTTAAATAATCGGTTCCTTTTTGAATATCTGTAAGTGGTGTTGCTGTCTCCGGTTTATCCCATGTATCCGCCTCTGTTAATTTCATATAATGTTCATTTTTATATGTTCCATTTGGATCATAGTCATAGCCATATACCATCTGATCACTATCTGCAGCTCCTGTTCCAATCTTAATCTCTGGTTTTCCGTCCTTTGGTGCTAATAATGCCATTCGCATTACCTCGGCTGCGATTTCAGCTGCGTCCAACAGTTTAGAAGTATCATCATAAATAGATGTTAAAACTTCTGCCAAGTATGGGCTATTGCTATCCTGTACCATGAGGAGTTTCATCATATCTTCTTCCTTCACTACCATACTTTCACGGAAGAATACCATTTCTGTATGTTCTTCTTTGAATCCTTCTCTGGTTCTGATTGTTGGAAGTGCATCAAAGTTACTTGGCTTTAAAATAGCATTCAGACCCTTATAGGTTTTCATCCACTTAATGGATAAACCAATTTTCTTTCGATTCGGAAAAAATGCCTTTCCCACAAAATCCATCTTATTACTTGGATCTTGGCTACGATTAAGCGCAATCGCTTTTGAATCATAAATATCTGTAATTAAAACTGCCATTGTTCCTCCTTATTCAATCACGATCATTGGCAAAATTTGAGTCAAAGCACTGTCATAAGTAATGCTTGCATTTGCTTCTGCTCGTTTCTTGTTGATGTAAGCTTTCTTTAAAATTGTTCCTTGTGGTCGATGTTCGTACACATCGTGTAATAAAATTCCAACACCGCCTGTCCATGGTGTTGCTGCAACTACTGTTCCTGTTCCACTAATCACACTTCCAGCTCTTACAACTTTCTCTCCGGTATCGTCATTGGTTGTACTAACGTCCGAAAAATCAATGGTCATTGGTATACCCTCAAATACTTCCCGATTTAAAATTTCCTCTCCAGATACACGAATGTCAGTTGACGCGTATCTCATATCACCTCTTGCCATTATCGTTCCTCACTTTCTTTTACATGTATGCTTTCAAAATGCTCTCATCCACACCACCGGAAGATTTCGGAAGCATCTTCAAAAGCTCAACAGCTTTGCTCTCGCCGCTATCTCCATGTCCAGTATTAACTTCGCCGCGCTCCGCCAAAAAGCTCTGCATCATTTTTGCTTTGAAAGCTTTCATGTGCTGTCGTAAAATGTCGTTTTCTTTATCCGCATCTCCATCAGCTCTTGCCTCGGCATATTGCTGTGCTGTTTCCTTTGACATTTCCAAAATGTCCATATAGGTGCTGGTGGACTCGATCACGAGTAACTTGCGTTGCATTTCCTTAAACTGTTTTTCTCTTTCAGCTTCTGCTTCCTTTTTTGCCTCAGCTTCTTGTTCTTGAGCAGTCATTTTTTCGCGAAGTTGCTTTGTTTTGGCTGCGTTCTCAGATGCTAAAGCATCAGCTTTGTTTGTAAGCTTTGCAATCTGCGCGTTTGCCTGTGCAAGCTGCACCCTTAATGCATCAATATCAATTTCCGGGTTGGAATCATCACCTGATCCATTTGGTTCTTCATGAACCTCAACCTCCGGTGCCGGCTCTGCAAAAAGCTGCAGGTTTAATTTTCTTTTTGCGGCATTGCATTCAAATGTTCTGAAAATCGGCTGAGTCTTCATAGTTTCATTCCTTTCTGCGTTTGTGCGGTTCTCTCCGCTTTGATTTGTGCGATTATTAAGCTCTTCTCTGAGCTGTTTTGCTCCTTAAAGTCCGTCTCCGACTTGTTTGCCCTAATTTTGTGCAAACAAAAAGCCCTTCAAACCTTCGTTTAAAGAGCCTATTCTTTGCATAAATTAAGAGTACGTCACCCAGCAGCGACAATTGATTACTTCCTCCGGGTTGGTAAAAGCAACTGCCATATCATGTGGATACCGCATAAGTGCTTTTCCGACTAAAAAGTAGTTGCTTATTGGTATAGTCGTTTGATCTTCCTTGTGGTGTGTTTCGCGTTCTTTTCCATCTATAATTGAGTTCCATGTTTTGTATGTTTTATTTCTGGCTGCCTCTTTGAAGTCTTTATGATTCAAAAAATCAAGGGCTGTGTTTTCACTTACCAGACGTATTCGGTCTTCTGAGATGTAATATTTTTCGTTGACATGATCCGCAGTTACCTGCGCTATAGATAAGCAGAAATCTGATATATAAACCTTTGTCTCGCTGTCAAGGTCAATATATCGTGCAATCCATTTCAGCAATTTTGCTTCAAATTGTTCTGCTGCTTTTTTTGCATCAACTCTACCTGTTTCCTTCATAATCAGGATGAGTAAAATTAAAAAACGCATATCATCTTCAATTTTTTTTGAAAATTCAATGCGTTCTTTTTTCTGCTTATTTGTGATTCCCATTTCGCCAAAAAAACTATTGTATGGCATGGACCGTATCTTTTCGATTTCATCAAAACCAAATATCTGTGCCATATCATCACCTTATACCTTCCCAGTTATAGGGCTTGTTTTTAACTGGTCTATCTGTCTGTCTGATCGATTCTCTTCATTTGCTGCGTTTCCGCTTGCGGCTGCTTGCTGTATTGATTCTATCATTTCTCGACTATCATTCCATGTCGCCTCGGTGTCTTCAAAGCCATCAATAAATTTAAGAGCATGTCTTCCATGTACGCCAGTCTTAATTAGAGTTGATAGAGCATTCGCCTTTACTGACATATCATAGTTTTTTCTACGACTAAAATGAAAATTAATATCTCCAACATGTATGTCTCTGATTGGCGCTTTTTCTGGAAGTATTGTTTCTGGTACAAATTCTAAAGCCTTAATAATAAGCCTTAATTCTTCTCGTTGTGCTTTGCTTGCCATCTGTTCTTCCCGAACGGCTTCTGTTTCGGCAGCGCTCCATCCACTAGACATATCCATTGCCGTTCCTGTGGAACCGCCGCCTTCTGAATCTTGTTGCGTAGGTACTTTGCACTTTTGTAAAATTCTTCTCCAGCGTGTATCTATCGCTGTTAATGTTGCGTTTGTGTCAAATGCATTGGATAGTGCCTTAATTTGCGGTGTCTTTCCATCTGGTGTTGTGCTAGTAAGCACCCATTGCCCTGACTTCACCTCTATAGGCTTCTTGGTTTTGGGATCAATCGGAAAATCAACATCATTGCCCCACCATATCTCCTGTGTTTGTTGTGCTGTAAGGTTCGCAAAGTCAGAGACTAACGTATTAAGTTCTGTGCAATCAGATAGGTGTCGTTCAAAACATCCGGTCCGATCAACAGCTCTTTCATATTCAACGATTGGTATGCTTTCCATTGGATTGATAGTTGCTGATTTTATTTTCCCTTGTGATATTTCATACCGTGTTTGTTTGGTAAAGCACGTATAATATATTCGCCCCTTTATTTTTCGAAAAGTGACGCCAAGAAGTTTTTTTTGCTTTGCACTATTTGAATAAATGCAAAAAGTAAAGCGTGGATCTAGTGTGCAGATATCAACCAAAGCCTCTTTTTCTTCTGAAAAATCTGTTTTTATATCAACCAATCTATATCCTATTCCGACTTTTTCAACAAAGTTGCCGAGTTCTTGGTTCTTGTAACCAATACTGCATCCATTCGCAAGCATCTCATTCATTGCTGAAATTCCAGCATCGTCAGAATCAGCCGATGTATTGTGCGCATCTTTGTCAGATCGCTGTATCAGCATTGCTGGCGTCCCCCAAAAATAAGCAAGTTTAAATTCTGTAACATAGTTTGCCACGTTGTCAGTAACTTCTATGTTAATTTCAGGGCGAACGATTTTGGGACGTTGCAAAGGCTGTATCCCAGCTTCAAAGTCAATCAAATATTGCATTTCCATCTGATTTTTTCTATGAACGCTATATGCATCAGACAAAACTTTTATTATATTGTTGGAATTTATTTCTTTTTCATCTGTGTAGATCTTCCTTCTTCCTTTTAGTGGCCATATCCACATTCTGTTCGCCCTCCTTTCTTAATAGAATCTTTTGCTGCTGCTGCTTTTAGCTTGTATCTTTTTTATAGGCTTAACTGACTGCACAATACCGTCCTGTGTAAGAATGCAAGCCATTTGCTCACATTTCCTACATTGCACTTCAAAAGCGTTTGTCGCTTTCTTGTCATAGTGGAAAATAATCCTTCCACAATTGGGGCATGTAATTATCTGGCTACTCATAGCGTTTCAGCTGACGGCAGCATCGAGTCTTGCAATTTGTATACTTCGTCCTGGAAAGACTCGTAATCGGAATTACATTCCTTCCGGTTCTGCTTGTATAACTCATGGTTGTTTATCCAGTTGCTAAACTGTACCTCTTTAGGATTGTTTGAATTGATTTTTGCCTGAAACGCAAAAATCACTTGATCATTTACTGTGCTGTCTCCTGACAGCGATATACTCTTGCTTCTAATCGTTAACATAGTTATCTCCTTTTTGGGTAATAAAAAAGCGCCATACATATGTAAGGCGCAATTAACTTTATTTCATACTTTTCTATTTTTGAGAGTATCATAGTAATAGCATGTATTCAAGATGATATCTTGTGTCATTTACTGATATTAAATGATAGGTTTTAGTGTCATAGGTAACCATGAAATTCCAATTAAAATGTCATAGTTAATGTTGAATTGTTTTTTTATCTGCCTACCAATGCTTTCCTTGATTGATAGCTTGATTACGCTCTTGATTACGCTCTTGATTACGCTCTTGATTACGGGAACTTTGAAAGCCGCATAAATACTAGCTTTTTGATATGCATAGGTAACCAAGAAATTCCGCATGAGTAACCAAGAAATTCCGCATGAGTAACCAAGAAATTCCGCACGAGTAACCAAGAAATTCCGCATGAGTAACCAAGAAATTCCATAAAATATAAAAAAGGTAACAATTTTATATTTACAATGGTAACTTATGGTGCTATAATAAACATAAAAGTAGAGAAAGAGAGGTTTTACACATGGCTAGAAAAAAGATTGGGCCAATAACCAGTTTAGGAAATGGAGACAAACTTACTGTTCAAAAAAGTTTACCGCTGTTTTCCTTGTGGCGTTCCGAGCTATCGCTTGCAGAATTTAAGATACTTGACACTTATTTATCACGAATAGACAGTCACAAGCCAGACAGGAGAACGGTTCTTTTCGAGAAAGGCGAACTTGAAAAAATTTTAGGAGTAAAAAAAATCAACAATCAAGACCTCAAGGCAAGATTAAAGCATCTTATGGGAAATGTAATAGAAGTGCAAGATGATAGTGAAAAACAAGGTTTTAGATTGGTGACGTTATTTGAAGAAGCAACGGCAGAGCAAGATGATTACGGTCTGTGGCAAGTAAAGCTAGAGTGTTCTCAAAAAGCAATGAAGTATTTTTTTAATATTGAAAACCTCGGATATCTTCGGTATAAGCTGCGCTGCATAACATTACTCACAAGCCGTTACACTTATATCATGTTTACATATCTCGAACAAAACCGTTTTCGAAAAAGTTGGGAAGTGCAGCTTGATGAATTAAGGCAAATACTTGATTGCGATAAGGAAGAACTGTATAAAGAATACAAGTTTTTCAATCAAAAGATATTGAAACGTGTTCAAAAAGAAATGGATGAAAAAACTGAATGTCGGTATACATATGAACCCATTAAGAAAGGGCGAACGGTAGTTGGCATAAGATTTGAAGTCGAAACATTACCTATATTGGAAGTGCAAGTTCCAGAAGCGCCAGTGTCGAAGGAAGATACATTAGATCGTCCGCTCTGGGAAAGTGCATTGGATGAATGGAAACTATCACAGGCACAGCTAGAAGAGATACAGACGCTACTCGTAACAGTACCAGTTCATAAGCTGCCAAGTTGCCAGAAGGAAGATCTGGAAAAGGCTTACTACCAGTATATGGCACAGAAGGCAGCAGAGATTAAACGCAGGAATGAACAGAAGCGCATCCGTAGTCGCTTTTCGTATTTGCGAAAACTCATGCAGGAAGATATAGCATCAAAGCCACCGCAGGAAGGAAATCAGAAATCACAGGCGGTTGCAAGGGGGACACAGGCATTCCAAAACTTTACAGAGCGCCAAGATAACAACTATACAGACAAAATTATGGACAAGTTAAAAAGCGATTTAAAGGAATTTCAGGAAAATCAAAGTTGCTGAAACATCAATAGCAGGAGAATTTTGCTTCCCCTGCTATTTTTTTATTGGTTCAGATATTCACTCCCAAACTTTTTCTCAAATTCGTTTAATGCTTCTTTGTGGAGTTTAAAAACATGTCGCTGCGTAAAATGTAACTCATCTACTATTTCGCACCATTGTTGCTGTGCAACGTAGCGTTTGAACAGTATATTATAATACTTGAACTCAAGCTGCTCCATTTGAACAATGATTTTAGATTTTAAGTCCACAAAAGAATCAATCATTGAATCAATTTCGCGTTCCATATCTACCAACTTACAAATCGTAGATGCAGTCTTGTCTGTGGCATGTCCAGTTTGCACATTGACATCTTTTACACAACTCGGAACCGAACAAAGCATATTCTTTAACTGTGTTTTTTCATAGATCTTGTTTGATATTTTAAGATCAAGTACGCTAATTTGTGATAGATAGTGTTTTGTATCCATACATGCCTCCAATCTTAATAGATGCTGTTAATGATTCTTGTTGGTCTTGGTTTTCTGCGCTGTATGCGCAGCGCGAAGTTTGCGAATGTATCTGGTACATCATCAAGCTGCTTTTTCCCACTGGTGGAGTACTGGGCCAGAAGAGACATCATTACACCATATGGCTCTTTTGGTGTATAAAGCTTTTTGTCTTTAAAGACAACGTGCTGCAATATCCAGTTCGAACACTGATATATTCTTGCCTCTTTGTTCGTTTCAGTCATTCGAGATGATATGTTACAGATCCAACCTTTTTCAAGAACGCGTTTATCAACTTCAAGAGAGACACGATCTCCACCACTATTGCCCTCAAACTCACAATCTTCAACCTTGTTGTCGGCGAGGAGATTTGCGGAATTTTCGTACTGCGCTTCATAATCAGAAGAATTGCTGCATACGCAGTCTACGCAGTAATACAAATCTTTCCCCTCATACTTTATAAGCACTGGAAGGACAAAGAAATCAGTACCTGTTGATTTTGTATCGGCTTGAGCAGTGATACGTTCAATTTTCGAGGTTGGAAGTTCCTTGTATCGCATGATTTTTTCTTCTGGAAACAGCAATCCTTCTCTTTCAACCGGTCGTTGCATGTAAAGGCAGTTGTATGACACATCATCCATCATCAGCGCTTGCCTTGCAAAGAACTCCTTTGTAAAGCCACCTATTGCATAGTCAAAGTTGCTGTCGCCTGTCTCCGGGTCTGTGGCAGGAATAGAAATAACCCTTACGCGGTTGTTTCCATCGTATATATCTATCAGCCTTCCAATAACATCTTGAGTTGACCAACGTGTTGCTTGCATGATCTCTTTGCAAGGATTATTATTGCTATCAACTGTTTTTCGCTGTAATGCATCTACAGTATAAGCTCCCCACATCTTGTCAAGGTAGTTTTTGTTCAAGGCTTCTTCTAGGCTACCTATCATATCATCGGTAAGTAAAAATTTGCTTGCACGAACTTTTCCGGCACTCTTTGCGCCTACAGATGTTGTTTGCAAAGATGGAAATGGTTTATATTTTCCAACATTGAATTGTTGCATCAATGCATTTGTAGATGTAATTTTCAAGTCTGGGAAGATATCGTGCCAAGCGTATTCAAGTGCATCATCAACCATTTGATAGACACCATCGTAATACATACGTGTGATATCACCTGAGTGTGAATAGAACAGGCTGTAATCGTCTGGAAACCAACCAATTACGGCTGAATGGAAGAACTTGAGTAGGGTTGTGTTATGCGTAACAATATAATCGTCAGTGACATATAAATGTGACGGATCATCAATATATATACACTGGCACTCATCATCTCCGATATATTTAATTGATTTTATTCTACAGTATTCAAAATGGTTGAAGTTTTCACCAGAAATGCAAGGTATGTAAAAGTGAGTTGGTTTGTAAAGCATTCTTGAAGTCTCTACAACTTTTTGACATTCAAAAACTCCAAGTGAAGTTTCGTAAATTGATAACCATAAATGGTTGTCGGATGCTCTACATTTAGATCCATCATCAAGAGTAATTTCATAGATTTTGCGTTTCCCTTGAGGAAAAATTCCGACTACGGTTGATTCATTGCCATTCGCAGCAAATACTTTGTCGCCAACCTTTAAATCACCCATCTGAACAAAACCGTTCGGAGTAAGTACCTTTGAATATAATGGCTGTGCCTTGCCCGTACCAGGCGGCATGGATATGCATAGAATGTCGTACTTATCATCAAGCATACCTTGATAAGATTCTATAAGCTGGAACTTCTCGAACTGCTTAATCTTTGGCTTGTAGAACATCTTTCGAGGTTCGCGCTTGTGCTCTAAGAATAGTAAATAATCATTGAATATTCTTGCTCGTGCACCATTCAGATAAGTCTGCCAATACAGTTTGTCCCACTCGTCACCCTCTACTTTTCTGTTGCGATTGCAGTACCACCTGACATAGCTATTTACATGGTCGCCATACCCTCTATACGCATCAAGATTCTTGAAATCACGATTTGGTATAAACTCATTAGCGTCAAGCAGAATCAGTCTTGCTCCGCCACATAAGGTGCTGAGCTGGCTGTATGTAGGCTGCATGATGATCTGGCGCTGTATATTCTCCACACGTTCTTTGTGTTGTCTTAATTCTAACAAAAAAGAGGCTCCTCCTTTCCTAACACTTAAAGAAGAGCCTCCATTTTGGCTGTTACATAATCACCATTTTGATTATGCCGTTTTAATTATTTTCTTACTATGTCTTCTCTGTTTACCCAGCCGTAGACGTTATCGCCTATGATGTGATACTGATGCTTGCCACTCTCACAAATACTTGTTACAGTTGCAACCTCTGGAACTGCAGTAATTGGCTTATCGGCCCATGCCGACATATACTGTTTATTGCCCGTAAATTGGACCTTATCGCCTAAGTTTATAACTTGTGCGTTAGCATTTGCAGAATAGCTGTAATAGCCGCTTCCTGCCTTTGTAAAGGCATATCCACAAGCCTCTCCCGGCCATACAATCTTATACCAACCAGAAGCGGTGATTTCAAGGACTTCTACGGCTACAGAAGTTTTGATTGTATCGAGCTTCTTTGCAGATGTATCTGCCCCTGTGCGGATGTTCATAGGTGTGAGCGCAACTGCTGTTCCAATGCCCTTGCCACAGAGTGTAGTGTTACCAGTTGAGATAATCTCGCACTCCACTTTAGAGCCATCATCCAGTACTACTACAGTATGTCCCTGTACAGTTGTACACAGAATATCTCCACGCATCTGATATGCTGAGGACTCTGTACATTTTGGCTCACGGATGATTTCAAATTCATCTGTAGCATACAAAACCTCAACTTCGTTGGCAGTAGAAAACCACGGAATGTCGCGCTGCAAAGCATATGCCACACATACACGTACAAGGCTGCTACAGTCTGTCTCCACTGGCGTGTTAACCTTGCTGCAATCCCATCCGTACTGCTTAGCCTTGTCGTACAAATCCCAAGACGTAGACTGATCGTAACCGATATTATTATTTGCGCACGCTGCTTCCATGCACTGTGCAATGCGCTCACGCACTGCTGCATCTTTAGCACGGATAACTACCCACCCCTTATCATGGCGATACCATGCTTCTACAGCTACTTCCTGCCCTGTCTGATCTCCTGCCTGTCCGCCAATCACTTTTCCATTCTCATCAATTCTCGCCGAACCTACTCTAACCATTTATTTTCCTCCATTCAGTGTAAAAAAGCCAATCTTCTGCTAATATGTCTTCAACAGAAGGTGTCCAGTCAATTTGTGTACCATTTGGATACACAAGAGCAATAGTTGTTTTGCTATTTTCTACAAGTTTAAGATATATTTTTTTCTCATGCCAGGCTTTACGTGTTATTTCGCAACCGTCTTTGAGTGCAAAAAGAGCATGGTTAAAAGAAAATGGTCTTGAGAAGTAGAATGCTCCCAATTTCGAACGATCTGCTTCATCTGCTGGATACCAGTCAATTGCATATAAAGCCTCAAATACATAATCAATATGATCTTGGTCATTCATTGCGAAAAGCTTTTCGTCTGTATGCCCTGTAGGATATTTGATCATAATTGTCTTCCGTTCATTATCCCAATACCAAATTTCAGGATATTTTCGGCGTTTCATTGGGATTCCGTCCTGCATGTTGAAAATTGCTATTCTTGAATCCATGGTGCTTAATCCTCTTCGTAGATGATATCTAGCCCATACGCAACAGCTGCATCATGTTCGATACGGCATCCACGAGCATTTTCCCATCCTTTACAGAAATATGCAGCATGGCACAGGCTCATGTTCTCCAGAGACTTTGCCAAGAAACAGAGTGGAATCTGTACAACACCGCGTGCCTTCATTGACTCGTTGCTGTACCACTCGTCTGTAAAAAGAGTATTTACGATTTCATAGCCCTTCGTCTCTAAAGCTGTAACAGCCTTTTCTCTTGTTGCAACAATTTCCTCATCAGTTTTGCCAGCCATTGGCTGTGAAAGCATAGCCTTCTTTTTTACTGGCAGTTTTTTGATGGCATCAATCGCAATATTCAGTGCTTCGTATTTTCTTTTCCTGTCTGGATCATCGTAAGTATCGGTGTCCTTTTTAATGCAATTATCACACATATTTTCCAGCAAGCGTGTAGCACCTGTAAGTTCTTCATATGTGTAAGTAGGTGTTAAAATTTCCATAGAATCCTCCTTCAAACCATCAAGGCTATAATTGTTGTTGCTAAGAATACAATAGTTGTAAACAGAAGTATTTTTTGGTTGCGTTTTAGGCTATACAGAGTGTAGAATGCATCTACAGCGATCATTCTCTCACTGAAATACTGATTTGTATAATCGTTATAGCGGTCGCGGCCAAGTAGATCTTTTAAAAAATCATTTTGTATGTGATTCAGGCGTTCATAACGCTTTCGATAATATCCAGTTTCCCATTCCAGACTTTCTTTTGTATAAATTTCCCAATCATCACTTACTGAGGCTTTCAACAAAGATCTTAAACGTTCATGAGATATTTGAACAGTTGAAAGGTTGTCAAGAGTCTGCTTTACGTATTCTGGGTGCAAATACTCTTCACCGGTCCACAATCTTACGTTTTGACCATTTTCTGAGGCTTTTAAGGCATCTTCATATGTCATAAAAGATTTTTCTCCTTTCCTAAGTGTTTGGCGACAGATTTCTAGGTTTTTCAAGCTTTATCACAGCAAAGTTCATTTTCAAATCCTTGTTATGGTCCTTTAAAATCGAATGTATTACACGCGTTTACTATGTAAATGTAAAGTTTACTTGTGGTGAGTTGCCTTGAGTCCCCATTCAGGCAAGAAATTGATCTCATAATGGTACTTGTCTACCTCTGAACCGGAGATATCTTCAACCACGTACATGGTGTATTCGTTCAGATATACGTAGTCTTTCTGATATTTGCCTTCGGCAGTCTCGATGATAACCTCAAGTTCATTCGATGTATTGTTCTTTAATGCAAATGTTCCAGTCAGCTCCAGAAGAACTGTGTCGGTTCTTGCGTTCAGAACAGTAAGCTTCCTAGTCACGTTGAAGTTGTCCGCCTGCTTAGAGATATTAGAACTTACCTGATCGGCTTCTGGTGCAGCCAATGGCTGCACCAGAAAGCATCACTGCGGCTGCAAGGGTAACAATTAGTCTTTTTAATTTCATTGTCCATGTCCTCCATTGGTTGATTCATTAAATCTTTTTACACCATTTGAAAAAATATCAGGATCTTTTTCAAAACAAATGTAATGACGGCCAGTATTCACAGCTGCGATAGCAGTTGTCATACTTCCAGCGCACATATCAAGTACTGTGTCGTTTGGGTTACTATAAGATTTAATCAAGTATTCAATAAGCGCAACTGGCTTCTGCGTAGGATGTACAGCTGATTTCTGGACATCTTTCGGAAACCTTAATACAGATCTTGGATACCTCTCTGTGCTATCGTAAGTTGTTAAACTGTATTTTTGATAATTTGTCGTTTCCTTACAATTCAATTTATGGTTTGCTTTGCTTACCTTTCTGGGATTACCAGTAGACTTTTGTGGATTGTATGTAGGAGTTTTTTTATAAAAAACACAAATATCCTCGTGTGATCTGAGTGGCATTCGGTTTGCATTTAAAAAACCAGTCGGCTGATTCTTTTCCCACACTAGATTGTATCTCCAATTTTTTCTATTGCTTTGCATCAAATCAGCAGTAAACATTCCACTCGCAAACAATATAATAGCGCCTGTGTCTTTGATGATTCTGTCAATTCCTTTCCAAAGCTCAGCCAGTGGAATAGCAGCATCCCATTTATTATGAGTTATTCCGTATGGCAAATCTGCGCAGATCATATCAATAGATTTATCTGGAATATCTTTCATACCAATGAGGCAATCAATATTTTTCATATAGTCAATAATCATCGGTACACAACCTTCTTGCTTACTTCGGCAACACTGATTCCAGCTGCGGTCCGCCGTACCTCAACGTCTTTACCTTTTTTGAGTGCCGCCGCTATAAGGGCGGCTTGCTCCACAACTTTTGTTTGTAAATCATCTTTAATCAACTAGTCCTGCCTCCTTCCACGCCTTATACAGCTTCTCACCATTCCATGCAATCCAGTCAACCATTTCCTCATTCATCGCCCATGCACCGACAATGCTGTGCGAGCTAAAAGCAAGTCCAGATTCCACAAGAAATGCATGGACAATTTCGTGCTTTAGAACTTGCTTTACTAATTCTTCTGGTGATGTTGCAATCGGATCACTGTCGGGATCTGTCTCAGGGTCTACATAGTAGATTTTCTTTCCATAGAGGTCATTCCACCCATCTGCACCAACACACGTCTTGTACTGATCATGGTTTACCTTAATGATTTGGTATTCCTGTCCCATTACATTTACTTTGTTTGCAATCATCATATTGTTATCTCCGTTCTACGATTCAATCGAACACATTCCAATACACTGCGGCGTGTCAAAAATCTTTTCTCGCATTCGCCTGGTGCAGACATATCTGCCTTCCTTCCAGTTAATGCGCTCGTCTTTTCCTTCATCACACGTTATGGTTAAATCTCCGATATCAAATGGATTTCCATATGCTTTCCAGTCTTCGACAATGTAGTGGAACATATCTTCGACAGAATCAAAGATTCTCATTTCTGCCATTGCGTCGCATAATGCTCCTCTGTGTGGTCTATATTTCACCATGAATCAGCCCTCCTCAAAAGCATAGCCTTTGATTTTATTGTCAACAAATCGAATTTGGGCTGGGCGCACCTCATCCACGCTGCCATCCTCGTATTCCACGATGCCAAATACTATGCTAATTTGTCCCTCTGGACAACCGCCAGCATACACATCTGCTGCAACAGGCTTTGCGAAATTATTCCACATATGGAATAACGCTTTCTTTTCTTCGCCATTTTGAGTTACAATACATGGACGAACCCCAAAGTTGATTTCTATATTCTGCATTTGCACCTCCTAGTGTACGTGTATACTTATATCAACGTACATATATATAGCTAGCATAATGTACGTGTATATAGCTAGCAAATGTGCATTGACAAGTTAGAACAAGTGTTTATAGAACAGCATTTCTCGAATGCTGCCAGACATGTAGTGCGATAAACTTTTTACAATTACTCCATGTTTGCTGCCGTAATCAGTTTTTAGATATTCTTCAATCAGAACCTTGTTACTTTGAAGGTCATCATAGTCGTCTTTCAAAGATTCTTGTGACTTGATATAGTTCCTTGCAACTCGTTTAAGGCTCTCGTCTGATAGATTCTTAGCGTCAAAGCCTGTAGATGCTTTGTATTGATGGTTAAACTCAAATATGATAGCGGTCAGGCTGTTATATTCCTTGTCAACCCAGTCATTTTCCTGTTGCTCTGTAGTAAAGATGTTTCTAGGATTGTTCGAATACAGTCTGTGAAGCTCATCTTTAAGAACTGGCTCCTTAGATTTGATAAAATCATCTGGATCAACAGTAGGTTCTTTCTTTTGGGGCTTGCCACCTGAGTTTTGAGCACTTTTAGTGCGCGAAACCATGTATTTATCTCTATTGTCAACTTTAGTTGATAATAGAGCATGTTCTTTAACAGTATTTTCTGTATTGTATTCTCTGGTAGTATTCTCTGGTATTGGTTTGGACTCTTCGTCCTTATCGTCAGGACATTCTGTCCTCATCGCAGAGACATTTTGTCTTGACATAGGCTCAGAATATTCACTTATAATTTTGTTTAACATTTCAAAATCAATAGTGTACCATTTTGTTTTGTCAAAAGATTTATTATTAAAGTTGGCTGACAAAACAATTCCACGACTTTCTAATTTCAAAAAGACTCGCTGAATTGTTTTTTCACTCCAGTATGGGAAATTATTGTTTTTCCACTCGTTATAAGAATTATAAACCCAATATTTCCCCTCAATAAAATGTTTATTCGCTGCTTTATTGATCTCAAGCCAGTAATTAAGCTGATTGAGCACAATCGCTTGGTTTAAATCGCCTAAAATAACAGCTAATTTTGTATTTACGATAAGTAGGTTACTTTTGTCTACAAATAACTCTTTAAAATTCATTCTAATACCTCCGCTTGATATTGATGCACACCCGTGATGTGCTTTCCGCATAATTAAACCAGCAAACAGGCACTGCGGATGTGCTTTTCGGGAGCTACCCTAGTTTGCTGATAAGCGCCGCGAGAAGGATTCGAACCCTCAGCCCTTTTACAGATCACTAGTTTTCAAAACTAGCCCAGTACCATTGTGGCATCGCGGCAAAAGTGGGTAGAGTAGGACTCGAACCTACATATCCGAAGATGACAGATTTACAGTCTGCTGCAATACCAATTCTGCGCATCTACCCAAAGACCGCCTATACGGTTGCGGCTGACTTGTCCGCAGGTTGATTCTCACGGAGAGTTGCAGTTGCTACTTTGTGGGAAAAGAGAAAGGGATTTCACAAGAGAAAGAAAAAACCACATTGTTTACAAACTGCATATGGACCCTCTGGGACTCGAACCCAGACCCGGCTGCTTATGAGGCAGCTGCCCTAACCTATTGAGCTAAAGGTCCGTATGTGCCATATGGGACTCGAACCCACTACGCCTTGATTAAAAGTCAAGTGCTCTTCCAGCTGAGCTAATGGCACAACAGGGCTAGTTGGACTCGAACCAACAGTGCAGGAATCAAAATCCTGTGCCTTACCATTTGGCGATAACCCCAGCGTGATCTTATCCTCACAAACCACTGGCTGTCAAGACAAGATTCATGATAAAGAACGTAGAAAGTACTACAGCACTGGCAAGTCTTTCTCTGGATCTTTTCTCATTCAGCCATCCTATAATGCTAGTCAGCATAAAGATGTTGAAAAGAGATGCCAGAACGCGGAGAATAAGAACAAACATTAAATATCCCCTTCCTTTCTATGGAGCGAATTTTCAGCTTTGAAGCCATCAGGATAGCGTTCCCAAAGCTTCTTGTTGTTTTTGATTGCAATATCCTCAAGAGAGATATCAAGTGCCTCAGCAGTAAGTGCCAGATAATACAGCACATCGCCACACTCCTTGATAAGATGCTCTCTATCAAATGGATGCCCCTGAAAAATCTGCTTTTTAAGAAGATCAACAAGCTCACCTGCTTCACCTGCAGTACCGAGGATGCCGTTCATAAGCATGTTTTCCTTTGTTGCTTTTGTTACGTCTGATGCGGTTCTCATTACACCGCGCTGATACTCGTCAAATGTCATTTTGTTTCCTTTCCAGTGATAAGATCACTATACGGCAATGTTTCAATCCAGTCGCAAAAATCTCGCCATTCGTCCAGTTTATGGTTACGGCGTGCTTTATAGATGTTTGCAAGGACTTCGTAGTTAAGCGTTACATTTCTGGTCTGGTTATAAGAATCAGGCAGCAGCTGAATTAGTTGCCACCAATACTTCTTTTCCTTGGTAGCAAGATATTTTTGCCTGTAAAAATTAAGTATACGGATTGTCTGATTCAACAGGCCGATTGGCGAATGCTCTGCCCCGTGAAATATTGGAAAATCAGATTCAGCACTTTCAAAGTCAATAAGATGCTCTGCTGAGAAATCATCTAATGTAAATTCTTTGGCATCAATTCGATGCATGGTGCTACAACTATTCTTTGAAGTGCCTACGGAATATGTGTCTGCTTCTTTCCACCAATAAAGTGGTGCTGTAATTCTGATGCATACCGGAAGCATACGCATAAATTTACGATGATCAGGACCATATGAAGATAAACGTCTCATAAGTGCCATATTTTCTTTACCGACTATAAATTGCGGAGACCATGTACATTTATCTGGTTGGATACTATCGCAGGTATCACAATCACGTTCTTCACCTCGGTGAAGACAGCCCCAATGACTATCGCTTTTAAGCCATGAATTGAAGGAATTTCGAAGACCTTCAATAGCAAATTCTATTTGTTCGGGACTAGGTAGTACAGTATGTTCTAATTTAATCATAAAAACTCCTCTGCGTTGAATGCTTCTTTTTCACATTCGATAAAATATTCCAAAATTTTATCGAAAAATACATATTCGAAATATTCCGGAAGTTGACGAGTGTCAAGGCTTTCCAGTAAACAAAGCTCAAAAGCATAGTTAAAGCGGTGCAGAGTACCATCATATATTTTTTTATTAAAAGTAACAGTTATATGGTTAAAACACGGTGGCAAAGCCTTAGCATCAATTCCAAAAGACTTGCTAAGCTTGATTAGCACAGAAATGCATTTATCTATATCACTCATAGACACTCCTTTCTTATCGAGTTGCTGACAAAATAATCTTATTATTACACTGTGGACAGACGATGTAAGTTGTTTTTTTACTACTTAGCCAAAATGCAGATGATGTTTCTACAGTTGAGTGCGACGATTTCTCAAGAATGTCAGAAATATCGTAGCTTAAAAGCGCACCGCAGCTTGGACATTCAGCTTCCTTTTTTGTACCAGGTCTCAGAATTTTTATCATTCCACATAACCTCCTAACTTTGTTTTGTAGCAAAATCTTTAAGTGTTCCAAGAAGTGCCTCTTTTGATCCAAATTCCGGAAGCTCCAAGATTAAAGCAGCTCTACAAAAGCTGATTGTAGCATCAAGCCCCAAAACAAGCTCTAATTGCTCTAGCTGTTCTTTACCTATAGTATTTGCCATTGAATGAGCTGAAATTGATTGTGGGGCATTCTGTGGCTTTACAGCGGTATTTTGAGGGTTTGTTTTAGCAGCCATTGCATTATTCTGCTGCTTAGCCTTAACCATAAAGTCCAAAATGTACTGACAAAGCTCTTGACGCTCTTTACATGCTTTTATTTTATTTGCATCTGGATTAGGCACAGCTGAGAAATCGTTGATCTGCTTTTGATATCCAGAAATGACACCTTGTAACCATGTTGTTGCATTCTCAAATTTTGTTGCCATTACTCCTCCTATTCATCCAAAAGGGATATTGCTTTAACAAACTCGCGAGGAAAGAGAGTTTGTGAGAAGGTGGAAGCACAGGATACGTAAAACAATTCTTTTTTTGTTAGATAGCCATAGTATCCACCTCGCGAACTGCAATAAGCTTCTATTGTTTCACTTGTGCCGTCAATAAATTTAACTAAAACTAATTTTCTTTCCATTGCTTATTCCTCCGGCATGTAGTAGATATCTGCCATGAAGCTAGAAGCAGAAAAATTTAATTCCTCAAATACCTCGGCTGCTCTGGCTGGATTCTTATACTCTGCAAGTACCATGTCTTGGTTTGCAGTCCTTGCAAAGATAGTTTCATCACGTCTCAGCAAAGCAATGTTGTAAAACTCAACAGATTTGGTTTTACACTGTGAAATGATTCTCATTAGATAACCTCCTGTTCTTGTGTTCTATCTGACATGTAACCATTTGGGTAACGTTTATTCGTTCACGATTGATTCCGTGTCCTTCACGGCACAACTGGCAAACCAGTATGTCACCGCAATGCTGACATTCATCGGTTATTTCTTTGGTTGATATTTTCATTAGTCTGGAACCTGCATCAGAAGTCTAAAGGTGTTTTTACCTTTCACTGTCACGAAGGTTCGAGTCCCAGTAAAGTGGTTATATGGATTTTTAAAATCTTTCATCTGGAACAATCCTTGCTTACGGTATGCCTCGTAAGGCTTTAAAATACCCTTGGAATCTTTGTAAACATACCCCTTAGCAATTAACCATCCGGTAAATTCTGTTTGGCTATACCCTAATTCTTTAGCTGTATCTCGGAAGTTTGTAAGAAGATTGCTGTTTACCAGAGAATCAAAATACTCAGCCTTTGGTGCTTGCTCCTGAACAGTTTCAATGAGTTTTTGTTTTTCTTCCTGTTCTTCAATCCAGCGTTTTGCTCTCTCAACTGGGTCTTCAATCATGTAGGAGTCAGGTTTACGCTCGTTAATGCTGTAAGAACCAGTTCTGCGGATTGAAGGAAGAACTTCGCTTGTGACCCAGTCTGAAAAACGTTCTGCACTTTCCTTACGGCTCTGGAATATGGTCTTGTAGAGGTTGGCTTCGTTGATGAAGGTTGCTTCCTGCTTTCTTCCCATGCGGTCGATGACCTTACTAGTAGTAACCCCATTCAAATTAAGTCTTGTTTTTACTCTGCTTACCTGCTCAAGCTCCAATGCCTTGCATATATCGCTCAGGCAAAACCACGGCTCACCGCTGATAACCTCTGTTCTGATATCTCCAAATTCTGGATTATTAAAGATTGCTATATTATTCATATAAACACCTACCTTTTTGGTATGCCTTGGCATTATGGCAAAGAAACTGTCAAGGCTCACAGCTTTCGGGTCGCGATTCCCTATCTTTGCCATATGTGTAGTTACGAGTTAAAAGGGGCTTTTTATTTTGGAAAAATATTTTGGGGACTAAGTAGCCCCATGCCGGGGGCACGCTCTCAGACCCCTACACCCCCTTTTCGTGTGATCATCTGGCAGCTGTGCAGCTGGTCGCGGTTCCTGATCCTATGGCGGCAAAACCTAAATTGTGCGTATTTGTATATACAAAAGCAACAGTGTTTTGCTGTCCTGGTCTGAGCATACGTACCATTGACCGTTAAAAGTACGTATAACAAACATTATACGTACTCTATGTTTCTTTGAAGATTAACACAGATCAAGAAACCTTGACTAATCTTAATTTGAATCGTCAGACAATTTGAAATCCGATAGTTTCGGGGCTTCCGGCTCTGCATCAATGACTTTTTCCCACTCTTCCGCCGTTATCTGCTTGGCTTCTGGTGCTGCCTCAGCTGATAACCGGAACTCCGATGCGTTGACATAGTCGGAATTGTTAGTAAGATCAAAGATTGCAAGCACTGGTGGCATTTTGCCAGTAAATGCAAGCTGCTTCTTGCAAGCTGTTATAACGCCTTTTACCGCGTCTATAGTAGACTTCCAATCACTGCTACGCTTTTCATAGCCCGTGATCATGTGCCGCGTAACTCCCAAAAATGCCGCCCAGGACTCTATATCAGGCACTAGGCGCAGCTTTCCGCCTTCCGTTGGGGTTTTGTTTACGTTCCGGACAAATGTCAGATACTCTTCTGAGTCGTGCTTGAAACTTTTTAGCCCTTCGGGAGAGTTGCTATACATGGGTTGTGAACCTTTTTCACGTGCTCTAGCTAGCCCCTGCAGAGATACGTCAAGGATAGCGTCCAGTTCGTCTCCGTCCATGGTTTCTGCAATATCCCTATAGCTTGGCATTCGTTTCCCTCCTCTTGGCATTCTGTAGCCCTCCTTTCCCTGCATTTCTTTTTGTCGTGCGTATATGTGACTATATCTTAGCCTTTCCCCCCTCAAATCCCTTCTAGCCGCCTTCTGTGCCCTTCTAGCGCCCTTCTGTGTGTGCTCATCGTGTCCAGCTCTCACATGTGTCCGTCCTGGTTGCCTGTCCTGACTGTGTGCCGTCCTCATCTGCCGCCTGTCTGTGTATATCTCATCTGTTGGCTGTCTCTGACTTGCTCATCTGTCAGCTCCTGCACTCTGTATCTGTATATACTTAGATACACTATACACGTACCTACTTACCAGATATCTATATACAGTACATACAGATATACATATACTTATACCTATACAGTACATAGAGATATACTATACATATACCTTATACATACTGTACACATATACCTATACTGTACATAATATATATTATCAGACAATATATTATATATACTCTATATACACTGTACATATACAGACATTATATACATATACACCATATAATTATAAATATAATATAAATACACTGATAATATATTAAATATACCGATAGTATATTAAATATATATACCATATACATATATAGTAAATATATATACTGTATATATTATATATATAAGGAAGCGACACGGAAAAGCTGTAGGCCTGGGGGAAAGAAAAAGCCCACGACCAGAAAAAGAAGCACCGTGTTTTAGCACGGCTTGAAGTCTTTTCCGATCATGGGCTATATACTCTATATATCCATATCTAGGCTACATATAAATACTATATATAGTAGCTTACTTACATAATACAACAATATGAGGTGTAAATCAAGTTAAATATTTTTAAAAGTGCAAGTTGCACAAATTAAAAATTTACGGCTGAATATCTGAAAATAGGCAAAGAAAAACGGCAAGCTGTGCGCCTGCCGTGGTTCTTTCTGAATTTTTAAGAGTTGGGATAAGCCAAAACAAAGCGCTCTGTTGTAGGGTCCTCTTTGATTACGCTTCCGGGGTACTCTCTAAGCTGCCGTTTTAACTCCTTCAGATCTGCATAGGCTTCTTTTTGGTAGCTTCTTAGCTCCTGTGAGGTGTAGTTGTGTAAGTAGCCAAAGCCTAAATTGTCATCTATAATCGCGTTCTCGTGCTCTATGATCTTGTCATACAATACTTTCTCTATGTGCCCATCGTCACGCAACACGGACACATATTTTTTTCGCTCTCTTTTGTGTGGTTTTTTGAGCTTGCTTGGGGTTGGCGCTGGAAGACTTTTGGGAGTGCCTACAGGCAAAAAGCCCCGGTCTGTTGCCCCCATCTTTACGGCGAGGCCATCGGCTAGAATCTCGTATACATCGCCTACTTTCGAGCACTCAAAAGCTCCAGTTGACAGTTGTAATTGTAGTTCGGTGTAGCAATCAATGTCTGATTCTCCAACGATCTGCAAAATAGAAAAATCATTGGTCCCTGTCTTGTCACTGTTCCGCACCTCGATGGAGCGCGGAGAATTTGGGCGTGATATATCGGATACATAGGAGCGATAAAAGCTTTCGCGCTGGCGGTGTCCCTCGGCTCCATACACTCTAAAAATTTTAACCGTTTGCATAAAACTTCTTTCTCCCGGCTCTAACCTTGCCGGGCAGGTTGTAAATTACTGTTCAAAAGTGGCAAGTGCTGCACAGATACCGGAGGCTTCATCTTTGCCGCATCGTTAATATTTTTTACTTTTTAAACATTTCATTAACTGCCTTTCGTCCAACCAACTTAGCTGCAGCTGTCTTGCTCATCAACTCGCGCTCCCTGAAATCGTACTCTTCAGCATGTAACCACTCTTCCGCCTCTTCATCACTTGCAAAAGGTCCATAAAGCACATGTTCCCAGCGTCCGAACTCATACTTGCTACTTACACCCAAAACTTTGTTTCTGTTCATAATCTTCCTTTCTCCCGATTCTAACCTTGCCGGACAGATGTGAGCTACTGTTCAAAAGTGGCAAGTGCTGCACAGATACCGGCGGCTTCTTCTTTGTCACATCTACGCTCAAACATGAGCTGGTAATAGTCACTGCTTCGCCATCCCCCATCAAAAAGGCTGGCAGCCTCATCCGTTGCCAGTGCGTCAGATTTTACTTGCTGCGCTCTCGCTGTGAACTCATCGTACGGCTTTTCATGGCTTGAATCAGAAATTATATCAACATCAACGCGGCGGTTGTTGTCTGGGTCTTCATCCTCGACAAAATCACCTGTGCAATTTTGCCAGTCAAAAGCATAATCAATGACTTCATCGACGCTATCCACCTTATAAGCCCCTTGGCCATATCTGAAAGAGCCATCAACTAAAAGATCGGTGCTGAGGTCTTGGCTATATTGGCCATTCTCCCATACTCTCATAGTAATTTCTACGAGTCTTTTTTCGTCTTTAATTTTCATTTTTTCCCTTTCTGCCCTCGTAACCTCCGGGGTGGGTGCTTTGATATTTACCAGATCTCAACGCCGAGCTTGTCAGCTGCTGCGCTTACTACGTCCTCTACGGTGTCACTGTCGGCGTTGTCGTACTCATCCGCCATGTCGGCCAGCTCACACAGCTTGCGGCAGTCGTCAGGGTTCCACTCTCTGCTAGAATTGATGCGATATGCTACGGCCTCAGGCACGTCTAAATCTTTAAAAAGATCAAACCCTGCTGCACCCATGTGGCGCCAGTAAAGCGTTACGAACGGCAAGCCACTGACATGTGCAGGGGTTGGTCTGGTCTCTGCGATCAAATCAACTGGGCGCTCCTCTCCTACTGGTGTGTGGGTTCCTTTCTCTAGCTCCTCGGCTGCCTGCTCCATGCTGAGACCGGACCACTCGGAAGAATCGAACTGGTCTGCATATGGCCAACCTTCGCGTGCTGCCTCCAAAACCTCGGTGCCTGTGCTCTGACCATCTGCTAGATTACAGGTGACGTTTACAGGCTTGCCATCTTCAAGTACTACTGCAAAAATCTTACCGTTGCCAACCTCATAAAACTTTGTTGTATACTGCTGCTTCTTTGACATATCTTTTTACCTTTGCCCTTTGGGGCTTCCTTTCTCTCTTTGTGCCTTTATCATATCACTAAAAAGTGTGACTGTCAAGTACTTTTTTAAAAAAAGTTTTACTTTTTCTGATGGGCGGCTTTGTATAACTTTGCGTCTTCTGGTCCCTCCACGTATCGGATCAGATCGCGCGGCTGCATCTCCAGGATGCAGCAAAGACGGTTGATCGTATCCATGCCCACCGGCTCCCCACGCTTTAGGCGCGTATATATGGCTTGTGATAAAAGCCCTTCCTTTTTACAGCGTGTGGATGTGATCCCCACGCGCTGGAGTGCCTCCACTACATCTATTTTGTATTCTATCATACTTTCAAACCTCGCTTTCTGTGGCTGCGTATGCCTACATATATATAGTAAGCGGCGACAGGTAAAAAGTCAAGCAAAAAATCACTAAAAAAAGTGAAAAAAGCGCTTGACAGTCACACTTTTTAGTGATATGATAAAGGTACAACAAAGAAAAAAAGCCGATTGCACCACCTACCAAGCAAACGCAACCGGCACCAATCAAAAAAAAGAAAGGTAGCTTGATTATACATCAAGCAAAGGGAAAAAACAATGTTATATTCAGAGTTAGCAAAAACTTATAGAAAGCTTTTCAAGAAGTATCCTAATATTTCTAGTCTTCAGGATTTCAGCGGCAAGATTTTAGAAGAAAAAACAACTTACATCAAGCGTGGGACGCGTTGGATCGAGACAAAGAAAGAAGAAAAAGAAGTATCGGCAACTTATGTTTTTAATGTATTTGATGCAGTACAATTTTTTAAAGACTTAGGCGGATACGAAAAAGTAAGTTGCAGCTATACAAAGGCCGGATATCTTCCAGACGAGTTATTAAGCATCAGCCCTAACAGAACGGAAAAAACAGTAAGAAAATATTATTTCATTTAAAAAAATAAGGTGGGCGAAAATGCCCACCTTTTTATTTGCTTCGTGCCTGATCAAGTAGCCGCTGCGTCTGTTCCTGGCCGTATATATCCATGATATCAAGCTGATACCGTGCATCGGTCAAAAGCCTTTGCAGGTCAACCGTTTCCGGGCCTGGTGTATGGCTCTTGATCTTCTGGCTGGACGGCTCCGGCTCTGCCGCAGGTGCTGCAGATGCTTCTGCATCTGGTGCCGCTGATTGGATGCTATCGCGGCTGATTTTTTCGGCTATCGCGGCTTTTATATAGCCGTTGACTGATAGGCTTGTAGCTGCTGCTGCCTCTTGTAGTCTGGTGTAATCTTCGTGCCGCAAATCGAGCGGCACACGCTTATAAGTCTTGCTTGCATATCTTATAGTAGCTTGCTTGTGTGCGTCTGATATTGCCATATGTTTTTTCTTTCCTTTCTTATATTATAAAGGCCCCTTTTCCACCTCTAACATAATTATACACTATAAAAACAAAAATATACACGTACATAATGCACAAAAATATACACGTACATTTATATAAAATTACTATTGCATATACACGTACGTTGTTATATAATACAGTCAGAAACAAGGAAAACAACAAACACAGAAAGGAAGTAAAAATATGAAGAGAACAAAAAATATGATCTATAAGGCATCTGATGAGGCACGCGAACTTTTTTTGTACGCAACGAACGAAAGCGCATTGTATCGCCAGATGATCAAGCCAGCAATTGAAAATCTGAAAAAGAAAGTTGCAAAGGGCACGTATGACGCAGACAAAGCGGCCGATCTATTCTACTATACCGCAGACAGAGCGGCGAAGATGTATAACAAGGACTTCGGCGGAGTGTTCACAGTACAGCAAAAATTTACAGCAGCGGTTGACATGGTTAGTTTTTTCGATGATTCAATCCATGAGGATTAAGCCGAAACGCCCCGGCTTGGGGCGTCCGTTGGGGATTGCCTCCCGGCGCTGATGATGGCAGGCAAGAAAGGGAAAAGTTATGACAACATTACAAATTATTAGATTGAATGAAAGCGCCCCAGCTATGGCGCACGGTTTCCGTTATAACGTCCAGATTTGGACGAAGGACAGCGGCCGCGGCTGGTGCTATGCCGGAAACGGCAAGTTTTTAAAGACTGCAGGCGAGGTTCTGAGCTATGGCAAGGAACACGCTGATTTTTACAGTGCTGATATGTACAAGGATTTTTACGCCTGCATGAGTGAGGAAGACGTTGTATATTTTGTAGGGGTTTACAAGTGGCACGCCTTCCGCGTATATCCAGACGGAAAAATTGCAAAGGCAACTGAGCAAGAACGCGAATTGGCCGGAAAATGGCTTGAAAGAGAGAAAGGAAAGCGATGATCACAACAAAAATTGTCTTGCTGGGCGACACTCACCCGGCAAGACTTCGCGGTTATGGTTACAGTGTGCAGATTTTTGTAGATGGTGAATACAGTAATATTTGCAAGTTGTGCCGGACTCTGGCAGATGCTGAAAGCTACGCCGAGGAATTTTAAGTTTTGCGTTTCTCCGCTTTAGGCGGCGAGGTTCACGACCTGGCGACGCTTTACCGGGAAAACCGGAACAAAAAAAAGAAAACTAAAAGAAAGGTTAAAACAATGATTTTAAAGACAGTATCTATCAGCGCCGCGCCACGAGAGCTGCATATAAAGCTTTTCAAGGCTCACGGTGATGAGCTGGAGAAGCTTGAGAAAGAAATTGCAAGCCTTGACGCTGTGGCCCTTGTGTCATGGGCACGAGTATTCGAGGCGGTAAAGACTCCAGGTGTGGTGGCACACTGGGAAGTGCAGCACGAAATTGACGGCAAGGCATACACAGAGCAACGCATATTGCACGCATCCGTAAAAAATCCGGGTTGCATTCAGTATTCTACGGCTCATATCTACCCAGACGAGTATATCCCAGTGATGGATTCACAGTTTAAAAATGCATCTGATTTTTTCCGATATGAAGCGCCACTGTCGGCGGTTGTTATTATTGAAAAGGTTGCGTGACACGGAAAGAGGTGATAAAATGAAGGTAATCTGGGAATCAAGCCTGCAGATTGAGAAGATGTGCAGCAGTGCAGAGCGTGCCATTCTCTGCCAAAGGTCAAGAGGATTCAAGGCAATGATTAAAAAAAGAAAAGCATGAAAAAATGATTGATGCAGTAGCAAAGGGCATTGGTGACTTGCTGCTCGGTGTGCTGATCTTCGGCGGCATGACGGTTGCACTGTATTTTGGAAGTATTTGATAGGAGGATATAAAACGTGTTTAAGCAAATTAAGAAGGGCAGCATTGTTGCAGTTAATGTTAAACAGCATGTCGACTTTCCAGGTGGAAAATGGAAAGATCACTTCGTTACAAAGCGTCAATTGTTTGTAGCAAAAGAACTGCCAACCAATAGTGGGAATTTTAAAGCACTTGCCAGCAATGGACGTTTGGAATTTTTTAATGTAGTAACAAATGAGGTCGAAATTATTAAGGAATGAAAAAGCGGCAAGCATAACACGACTTGAAAAAGTCAAAAACTTTTTGTATAATATCTAAAGCACGCATATGTACTGTTATTTTGCAATAGTGCATATTGACAAAAAGGAGTTGGCAATGGCAAAGAGAAAGAAAAAAGTTGAGAATAAACGAATCCTGGCACTAGAACTGTACAAAGGATTTTTAAAGGCTGAACCTGATTTGGCTGATCAAGCAAAAGCTGCGATTGAGGATTTTAAAACTCAAGGTGCAAAATGGGACGAAAATATTGTGTACTGTCCTAATGATAAGATACTGCTAGAAATCAAAAAAGCACGCATGGGAGATCCAGATGCGAAGTATTTCAAAAGGCTTAGAAATGCCACTGCAGGATTGATTTCGGCAGTAGCAACGTGGGATTTATCAAAAGTAATTTATCGTTTTGATAAAGACTTTTATAGTGAATTAAAAGAAACAGAAGGAATAGAAAAAGTTCCGGTAAACATGTTACTTCATTTACCATATAAATGTTTATGTCTTCAAGTTGGTGACGAATCAAGGTTTGTATATTTGAATTATGATTTTGAATTTAAATTATATGAATTAAGGATTGAAAGGCTTTTCTTTAATGATGATGAAAACAGAATTGAATCAAGGAGCTATTTTTTAACTTTATCGTCTGATAAATTGCAAAAATGCATAGACCATACAATTTCCGCTGGAATTGATAACTATAAAAGAATGGGGCTACCGGAGTTTTCAGAGAAATTTGAAGAAACATATAGAAAAGAACGTGAAATATTTCAAAGTACAATACAAATGATTCTGTTTATATTATCACAGAATGTAGATATTGTCGAGAATGAAGAAAACAAGAAAGCAAGAAAGAAATATACTCGTTCTGGTACAAAGGAAATTCCTAAGGTATTGGATGCAGGATACCGTGTGGGAGCTGAAATAAGGAACGTTAGGGAAATCAATGTATACAACAAGACAGAAGCAAATGAACAAAACCTTGATACACTACCCTCTGCCGCAGGAAGCAAAAAGACTCCACATGTACGCCGTGCACACTGGCATCATTTCTGGATAGGGAGTGAAAAGGCAGGAAACAGAAAACTTGTGGTCAGATGGTTGCCACCTATAGCAATAGGAAGCAGAGTCCAGGATCTTTCACCAGTTGTACATGATATTAGAGCATAGTCAAAAACTTCTGGCTAAAGTCACGAATTTTTAATAAAAAGAAAGGAACAGGAAAACAAGAATGAATGAAGAAAAAATGAAACGAGTAATTGAAGCAGTAACGCAGTGCAAGCCACTTGCCAAAAATGATTGGCCGAGAGGGCGCGAAGAATGGGGATGGTTGCTGGATAGAACATGCGATTTGTACAGCAATTATATTTCTTTGGAAAACGAAGCTCTGAAAAAGGCAGTTAAAATTGTAGTTGAAGAGTTTTTTGATTTTGTTGATAAAGTCTATCCAGAAAACGAAGAGCCTATTCCAGGTAAAGAATTTTTTGATTCTGTTGATAAAAACTATTTAGAAGATAAAGGGTATATTCCGGATTTTGCAGAAGAATTATATGAAAAACTTGTTGACGATGATGGAGATGAAAAAACGGAAAAAGAAAAAGATATAGAACGTACAATAAACTTGATGATGACAATAATAGAATTTACATGTCATTGTGAGGAAGAATACTTAGCACAAATGCCTGCTGAAGAGTTAAAAGCATGGAAAACATTAGCAAGGATAGATAAAAATTATAGAATAAAAATTTGTCGCGGATATAAATTTGGGAAAATAGCAGATGGTTTTGTGATCGACGACACAGTTGATAACTTGATACAGCTCCACAAAAACGCAGAAGAGGCACGAGAAAACGAAGCCCCTTATCCGTTTAAATGGTATATGTAAAAATAAAAAATATAATATTAAGGTATAGATAAAAAGTAGGGATAGAGTCAAATCTATCCCTATTATTTTACAGTTCTTGACAGTATTTTACATTACTTTACATTATTATACATTACTATACATTATTTTACAGTAAAATAATGTAGAAATCTATCGGCTTTTCTTACGGCGCCGCTTCTGCTTCTGCTGTTTATATTCGGTTCTTATGACCGTGATATTTCCGACAGTTTCCTCAGTTCTGATGCGCTTCAAACTGCCAACATAGGTTATTATGCTGATTTCGTGTTTTTTTCCACTTCTACTGCCCATATCATCCCCTCAACTTTCTCGTAAGCTGCTGTCCAAATGATTCTCGATACGTAATTTTTGCATCTGTGTCCACATCAATAGGACGTCCAACCACTAAAATTTCTGTAGGATGGAGTCGGGAACACATTTCTTTGAAGCCCTGTCGATAACACTCCTTGCCTTGATCGGTAAAGCAGCCGTTTGTGCTGACTGCCAGCGTACTCTCTTCTGGTAGCCCTTCAAAACAAAACTCAAACGTCTCTGTGTTTCCCCAACCTACAGTTGGAATGACGTTACAGCCGTTCATAAATAGCCACCATGCCAGGGCACGACTTCTGTACACTTGATGCAGCTGCACGACCTTTGGCATAGAGTCGTAGAACGAGAAGTCAGGAGCGCATATGTATTTAAAATTTTCAAGTGTTGGAAGATACTTTTGCGGCTGATTCCATAATGGCTCGAACCGTGCATCATCAATAAAAAAGTGGCAAAGCGCCTTCTTTGGATTTTTTTCTTTTGCCGCCTCACAAAATGATACTGCATTAAGCCCACTCAGAGCAGCATGTACTGGGAGCAGTTTTGGAAAGCCCAGTGGAGTAAGTTCGGATTGATAAAGATATCGCTCACGAAGAACATCTTTTTGCGTGTGAATCTTTGTATACATCTGCCTTCCTTTCTGACACATTGCCTAAAGTCGTGTGTGTACTGTGATCTTTATTTTATGCACAGTACCTAATTGCATTACTTCCTAAAAGCTGATATATAAGTTCGTCTGCAACAGTTACTATACTCCTGCCAAAAAGACTTATAAAGTCTGCGACAATTTCCTCTGTTTCAATCGGGATAGAGTATCCATATTCCATTGCATGAACGTGTGTCAGCTCATGGCATAGCACTTTATCAATCATCTGGCTTGGCAGATCATTACACATAAAGACAGTCTTTAAATTGTTGTCGGTTACACCGAGAGTATATGTTCCGTCACTGCGTTGCAACTGCGGATCACCAGGATTGACAAAGCAAACTTGCCAGGTGTTGTTATTTACTGTAAAAAACATTTGATACCCCCATTATAGCACATTTATAACAAGTGCGCAATTGAAATAAAACCGGGAGCATCTGCCCCCGGCTGTACCATTGATTATATACGCTGTACCCAGTTTGTCATCTTAGTTTTCATCATCGTTTTTTCGGAAGCCGAAAGCCCTGGCATGATCTCTTTAAGATCTTCGTCGATAACGGCTAGCAAGGACTCAAGCCCTCGCATGTTTGCGTCATTGTCTTCTTTAGTGTTAGCTTTGTGCATGTCCTTAGTCTCACTGTATGACCTTCTAGCACGGTCATATCGGCTTTCTGACTTCATTCCCATATCTTCTACGCTTCTACCATCTGACGGCATTTGGGGGCCTCTACGTGGGTCAGAGTAGTACATGCGCCCAAAGCGGAGTCTATCAAGATCACGCATACGCTCTTCTTCTGGCATATCAGCCCATTCATAATACATTTCTGGTGTCATGTGCCAATAAGGTGGTTCGTCATAACCGCGTCTGCCTGTGGTTCTTGTCCCTCTACCCTTTGGGGCAAATCTGCCGTTAGCGTATCTGTAGCGGTCGTAATAGCGGCGTGACGGGTAATCACCGTATTGCTCAACCATTTCCATGATTTCGTCATCGTTTTCCAGTCTATCCATTGCCTCAACAATGCGATAATCTTTATCAAAGCAAGCAATGTTCTTAACAATTTCGGTCCAATCTTTTAAATCATCAAGATTCTGGCCTTCAAAATTATCAATTCCGATAGCTTTGGCTTTTTCTTTGACACATTCTAAAATCTCTTTAGCCCATTTATGCATAGTCTACCTCCACTTCCAATTAAGCAACTCTATTCACTATAAGGTTTGCGTTAGCAACTTCAATAGCAACGCCACTTGTATTCTCAACTGCAATATTTACACAGCAGCCACGTGGAACACTGATAAAAATGCCTGAGGACACATTGTTGAATTGAGATACTGCAGCTGGTGTTGAAATCATTTTGGAAGCAGGTACTGGCTCACCACTGATAGCAACGGCTAATGATATAGGAGCCGCAGTTCCCCCAGCTGGAAGAGCTATATTCGCGGAGAAGTTTACAAAAAAACGTGCCTGACACTGATTCGTAAGACCTCTAAGAGTAATGATTCCACTGCCTTCACGGTGCTGTATGCAGTTTGAACCCTTAACAGATGTGTTTGTAAAAGTTACATTTTCATTTGCCGCAACTTCCTGCGTTGCGACTGCAACATATTCTGCCATTTGATACCTCCTTAAAATAAGGGACAGGCTCTATTTCGAGTCTGCCCCTTTGCTGATAGTAATACTGCGTTAGTTAGCAGACATAACCGTTTTGGTTAAGATACCGATATTTAATTTTGTCAGCAGTTGCAACCACTATTGCATCCGCATCCGTAAGCATAGCCATAGAGATTAGATGCCGGGAAAGACGGTACTGGAGTAGGTCTTACAGCGTCAATAATCTGATTGGTCTGCGCAGCCATTGCTGTGGTGAGCAGTGCACTCTGGCGATCCTGTGAAGCAGCTCTGCGAAGATCATTGTTCTCAGCCTGCAAGGCAGCAATCTTGTCCTGGCAAAGGTAGTCAAGCAGCGCACGGGTATTTGCATTGGCATTGTCAATGATATCACGTGTATTGGTTGCTGCATTATAGTTTAACTGGCAGAAGCCTTTATCAATGGACTGCTGAATTGCATTTGCTTGTGTAGCCATGTTATAATTGGTGTTAGAGATTGCTTCTTTGTTGTCACAACAGCATTGTGCTAACTGTGCCTGCAGAGCATTTGTATTTTGCATATTAGCTACGGTATCAGCGTTGATAGCCTGCTGAATGCCATATCCAGTCTGCATGATGTTTGTGTTGATTCCGTTGAATCCAGTTAACATGCTATTGTTGGCCGCGTAGAATCCGTCACAAAGACCATTGGTAATTCCGTCTAGTTTTCCGACAATTGCTTGGTTATCAAAGCCGCGCTGAATTGCACTATCTGTGTAGGCTGCTGCGGTAGAACCCATTCCGCCACCGTTGTTGCCCCAGCCACCGAAGCCATTACCCCAGCCGAAAATGGCGAAGATCAAAACGATCCAAATAAGCCCCCAGCCGTCGTTGCCCCAGCCGCCGTTGTTATTGCCGTTACCATCAATGCTAGCCACTAATGGTACACTACAGTTTCCTGAGTTAAACATACTATTTACCTCCGTAATAATTTTTTATATACATAATCTTGCAAGAATTAGTATCATTTTTAATATTTTTGTGTTATAATATCTTTGTGCAGATAGGGAATCGCGACCCGAAAATCACAATGCCTAGTGACTTCTGCACGTTTATTGGTAGGCGATTAAAAACACGAAAGGCAAGGTGTTGTTTTTATGCTCAAGTATCACATTTCCGATTATAAAGGGAAAAAATATGGCCATCTTACTGTAATTTCACAATCAAAAAATTCAGATATCCCAAATGGGTTTGATTTCAAGTGTGATTGTGGAAGAATTATCTCCTTTGCTCCTGACAGAGTTATTAAGGGCCATCAGAAATCTTGTGGGTCCTGTTCTTACTCAAGGAAGCCTAAGATCAGCATAGATAATTATATAGGTCAAAGATCTAATATGCTTACAGCAATAGGTCTTTCAGAAAGAAGGCCATCTGATAAAAGGCAGTATATTGAGTGCTTATGTGATTGTGGAAATAAAGTTAGGGTATTGCCTTACCTGTTTAAAAATCACAAAGTGAAAAGTTGCGGTTGTTTGCTAAAAAATAGTCCGGCATATATTGATGGAAGAACTAAAAATCCACTATATGGGCTATGGAAAAACATGATCGGACGTTGTGAAAGCCCAAACCATCCAAAGTATTACCAATATGGAAAACGAGGAATAACCGTGTGCGAAGAATGGCATGACTTTTGGAAATTTGTAGAATGGTCCGAATCTATTGGTGGACGTCCTGAGAACTACACACTTGATCGAATTGACAATAATGGTAACTATGAGCCAAATAATTGTCGTTGGGCAACTTCTGGAGAACAAGCTATAAACAAATCAAATAATTTGAATATAGAGTATAACGGAGAAACCAAAACTCTAAAAGAATGGTCTGATTTGCTCGGAATAAGTTGGGATGTTCTTCATAATCGCCTCCGAAAAGGTTGGACTGTTGAAAGAGCTTTTACAGAAAAAGTGTATAAGTAGTTTTTCTAATGGGTGATAAAATTTCACCCATTATTTTATTCCAAATTGACTTTTTATCTGGCGAACAGCATCATCAACATTTATCCCTTTTTCTTTACAAAGGTTGCGTGCTAATTGTTCTACACCCTTTGTATCGCCTTTGTTTGCCATATCCATAGCATTTTTTAAAATAGGATTGCTCATGGCTTGGCTGTTTCCGGCCATTTGCTGCAAAAATTGTTGTGGATTCCTCATGGCTTGAAATAGCTGAAATGGATTATTCATTCTCATTTGCCTCCTTCTTTAAGCCTCCGGACCTTTTAGGCACTATCTTAGGCATCAATTCATCAAACTTCTTTTCGAGGCTATCAAATCTTGCCATAAATGCCTCTGTAGCCTCGTCGGATAGCCCCATTTTCATTTTGGACATGTCGGCTGAACTATTCGCCACATCTGGTTGTGAAGCTGTGTACGGCTTATATACAATCGTTCTAATGGTTCCGTCTGCATTCCACGATTTTGTATAGATCTCTGACATGTCTTGCTTTGGGAATACGGCAACTGAACCGTCCATAGGTACATCGTTCGCAGTAATTTGTTCGACAGCTTGCACGACCTTTCCGTTCAAACCAGCCTGCTGCTGTGGCTGAATGCTTTGCTGCTGATTAAAAAGCGGTTGGTTTTGCTGCAGATCATAACGTGGCTGTTGATATTGATACGGGTAATAACTATTATATTGGCCATACATTGTCTGCTGGCTGTACGGTTGATACATCTGATTTGGTATCGGCATCGTCTAATATCACTCCTTCCTCGTCAAGGACCTCTCCAATAGCTTGAATCATTGCTGATTGATACTGCATTGGAATCATACATACATCTGGTCTTTCAAATATTTTAGTCAAAAATGATTCAGGAAACATCATTCACACCTTCCTTCCTCTTATTCTGACTGTATTGTGCCATAAAAATAAGATGTAAAAACGACAGAGATACGACATATTAACGACAAAAAGAGCTGCCAAATAAACTGACAACTCTTTTTAAAGAATATTTTACTGTAAATAAATGTCAAATATTGTTAAATAAAGTTAAATAATGTAAAGAAATGTAAAATACACTATTACAGCATCTGCAATTCCTCTCCTGTGTCCTTTGATGTAAGCTTGATAGAAACGTCATATCCTAATGCTTCAGATATCTGACGTATATCACTTTCTCTAAAATTATTTAACCTAAGTTTTTTGGACACGTTAGATTGAGAACACCCTAACAGTTTTGCAAGCTGAACTCCGTCCATCTCTTTCTTAAACATTATTGTTTTTACAATGTTCGAAAATGTGTTTTTGCTTTCCATTTACTCACCTTCCTCCTTCGGTTTAAGATCTGCCTTGTAAGAGCTTAAATGTTCTTCTATAGTTTCAAGACTATTGGATTCCTCTGGAATCAATCGGTTGAGATAATATAAAAAAGAATTATAAGCCTTTGCTGCGCAATAATACTTTTCCTTGCCATTCACCGTAACTATTCGACCTCTAAATGATGTCGGGGATGCATTATCAATTAAAGATTTAGAAAAGTCCAGTGCAGACTGCTTGACCATTCTTAGAAAATATTCAAATGCGGTGGCGCTTGATGAAAGAAATCTGGACCAAATCAAATCTAGGTTACTAGAAAACTCATATTTTTTAAGTTCAGTCGGATTCTGCTTGCCACTAGCCATCTGAATGTTGTAGGATAATACACCAATTTCATTTGTGATATAACGGCACAGTTCAATGCCAACAGATATGTAATCTGCAAAGTTAGGATCAAGATTTGCTGTAAATCTTTTTGAACATTCATCAACAAACCTCATTAACTTGGAATCATACACCATTCCACAGGTCTGAAAGCCTGCATTGCCAATTCCAATTAAGCGCAACCATGTAGCAGTATCTTGATTGTTGCAAAGTATCTTGTCGAGTAGTTGCCACAATGGAACATCGTTAAATAAGCGAAGTGGTTTAGCGCTGTTACTATTTAAAATGTAAAGTGCCATGGTTTCAGCTGTAACACGTTCTTTATCAAAAAATTCCCCGCCCAATGCATTAAATCCGGTTATAACCCCATTTTCACGCTTGAGAAATATCCTGCGCGATTGGTGCGTGAATAATTCCGCTGGGTTAGAAGGTGGATCAATCTTTTTGCGCTCATCGGATCGTGGCAAGCATTCCCATATTGGGCAAGGCTTAGGCCACAATTCTCCATTACCATTCTGTAAAGGAACTAGGTTCATCATAAGTGTTTCAAAAAGATTTCGACCGATTGCGTAAACAATAGTATTTTGCCCCAACCATCCAATACTGATTGAAGGCAAGCCTGCTTTACTCGGCTTTACAGAAACATCATCATACCCGTTGATAAAAAGGAGCCATCTAGCCGCTTCTGCATATGTTAGTTGCATTTTTGCTTCTCCACTTCTTGTCGCAAAAATTCGTACCTTGTTGTTGCTTTCAGAAATTTCTCCGTTTAACTTTGCAGCACCAAAAGCAGTTCCTTTTTTAGCTTCGTTTGCCTGATAGAATGGAGCATCAGGCTGAAAAAGCCAGAAACGTTCTCTGTATTCCTCTAAATATTTTAAAAACGCTTCTGGGAAATGACCGAGATTCCAATAGCTTTTCCAACGGCTGATTGCTTCATCCCTGTTCAAAAGCGGAATCTCATCACCGTTTGAGTCGAATCTTGCAAATCCAGAATGAGCAATTGCAAGAAGCAGCCGTATCATTGCGACATTTTGAGTATCTGTTTCACCTGCCAAATCCATGTATTCATGACTGTGGGTGAAAACTTCTTTAAGTGAAACTTCTTTAATAGTATAATCTGGAAGCAATACACGCACCCAATTTTCATCAAGCAAATTAAATTTTTTCTTCATATATATCCTTCTTTCTACAGTTCTTTACTTTATTTAACAGTTCTTTACATTCAAATAATGTCAAATAAGGTTAAATACTGCTATTTACTAATATATATATTTCTTGCAATGCATAATCTATATTCATACGGCTCAAATATCCAATTTTTGCATTCCAATCTTGGGCCTTTGCAATCATGGCGTAATACAGCTTGTGGCTCAAGTGGGCAGTTACAAAGAATACAAAGTCAGATTTTTTTAATGCAGCGTTGCGCACAGTGCTGACATCTCCTGCACTGATATATTGCCAATTCGGAAGATAAGTTTTAAGCTTCTTTATCAAGCTTGGATGCCCTCCAACAATTGTGCCACTAATGTTTTTTAATTGCTGAATTTGCTCCTTAGATAGCTCATTTGTATTTTCGGTTTCTGAATCGTTTTCCAGTGAAAATATATGCTCTCGCAAAGCATAAAGCTCCCTACGTTCACTCTCTACCTTTTGCAGTTCGGATTTTAGCGCATCATTCTTCTGCTTGAGTAGATTTATCTCATCAGATAAGCGCTGAACCTGCTCAGTACAAGCTTTTTGTTCAGACATCCTACGTTCCTGAGATTCAGATAATGCAGATTTTGCTTGAAGCAATTCATTTTTTATGCTCTCTACTTCAATATACACGTCTTCACGATTGTGTTGGAAGTAGTATTCTTTAGACTGCTTGTATGCCTTACACATACCTAATATATAGCTCGTATATTTTGCATAAGTCAGGAAATCCTCACGTATTCCTCCTCTTTTTCCATGCATATAAGCAATTGCTATTGCTTCCAGATCTTCATGTGTGAACTGTAATTCAGAAAAAATAGAAACGCCTGAAAGTGACTCAATATCAAACACTGTAGTGTATCCAAATTCCTCATCTTTTGGCGCTAACTGAATCTGCTTAAATAAATCTTTTGGAAGTTGACTAATGTATGATTTTGCTCTTTCCTGAAAAGCACAGTCATATTTCTTTAAGCCTTTTTGTATTCTACGTTCTGGATTATATCCGTAGTTTGCAATAAAGCAAAGTAATTTATCGCATTCTTTACGTTCTTGTACCAACTCTTGCGGCCACATATTTAAAAAGTAATAGCCTGCAAATAAATGACCATTGAAATTATCGTCTGAAACATGATCTGACTTTGCAAGCTTTGCATAAATGGCTTCTCTGATTACACTATTAAAATGAATCGGTTCATCTTTTGGAAGTCTTTTAAAAATGTTGTATAGCTTTCTGTATCCCTTTTTGAAAAGAATATCCAAAGAGGTCTGTGCTTGTTCATCTTCTGTGTAGCTATATTCGACGATTCCGAGTGCTTTTTTATAAGCTTCTTCTGTTTGTAGAGACAGTTCTTCCGAAAATAAAGTGTTGTAATATTCGCTCTGCTTCGCAGCGTTATAATAAGCTACAGCATTCTTGCCATATTCGCTTTCTAAATCTAATCGTATATGGCGTGCAAACGCGATAGCGCAAGCGTAAAACGGTATCAAGTTTACTTGTTCCATAAAATACCTCCTTTCTTTAATTTTAGTAAAGAGTTATCTTGTGATAAAATTACCAAAATTTTATTTTTTGATTACGTAAATAGGATCTATTTTTTGATTTATTATAAATCTCATAATGCGTTAAATACATTGCAAAATCATCGCTCCATGCCTTTTCTAATTTGACCTTATATTCCACAATATGTCCAGATTTATATATTCGTATTGCATGATATCTGCCGCATATGTCGCTGCTTTCTGTATGCCATATAAATAAATCTACATACCCATTGTAATAATCTTTTTTAACTTGTTTATACATGTTACAGCATAATTCAGTTGTTGGCAAATTAAATTTGTCAATGTAATTAAATGCCATTGTAAACTCGCCACTCGCAAACACAGTTAATACTGATACAATATCAATTGTTTCCATATTATTAGTGGATAGTAAACGCCGTAACGATTCTGCAATATTACAATTCCGTTCATATATCACATCGTCAAGTTTTCCTTCTGCAATAGCATTTTTAACACTAACTATTCTTTCGTAAATCTCATTACTTACCATAATAAAATCCTCCTTTTAACAATTTTTAACAGTTCTTTAACTTATTAAACCTTTTTTAAATGTCAAATAATGTAAAGAATTATAGATCATGTGTCCGCATGTATTCCTCGATGGCAAAGCAAGCAAATCCTGCTAGGGTGCGGCCTGACTTACGAGCAGCTTCTGAAAAGGCTGCCTTTTGTGATTCAGTGCATGATACACTGAACTGAATCTTACGCTCAGCTGCAGGGACTTCTCTGCGCCCTACATACCCACCATTTGGACCAATCTTCGGAGTTGGGTTATATCCAGGCGTATACACTCTGTTTGGATCAACTGGAGCGGAGACAAATACTGATTTTTTTTCCACCGGCTGGATGCTTGGAATTTCAGTTTCGCCAGTATCTGCAAAATCAATGCCGGCTGTCACATCAAAAGAAGTGGTGGTGGTGTTATCTTTCTTTCTCATATCAAATTACTCCTTAATTAGTTCTTCTGCGAACTGCACATAGTCAATGGCAGCGTTACACTTCGGTTCAAAATTCATGAGGGTTGTTCTAGTTGCCTGTGCCTTTTGTACGGCAATGCTTTCACGGATAGTTGTGCAGAAAACCTTTGTGTTGAGCTGCTTGGCAATCTCTTCCAAAGAAGCTTTAACTTCCTGGGCGAGGAGCTGACGGCTCTTGTATTTTACTAGCAAGAGTCCTGCAACCTCTAGGTTAGGATTATTTCTTTTCTTTACACTTGTGATCGTTCTATTCAACTCTGACAGACCTTGAATAGCATAACGGTCTGCAGTGACAGGAATGATGACCTTGTCAGAAGCAATCAAACAGTTTTTGAGCAGCTTATTATCTGCCGGAGCTGTATCAATAATAACATAGTCATAACTGGTTAATTCAGAAAGAGCATCCTTCAATCTAAAATATTCGTTCCCATCGCTTGGGAATCTTTGATCTGCTGTTTTCAGTTCTGGATCGGATGCAACTATATCACCGATTTCTGTTCTTTGAATGGCTTCCGCAATTGGAAGCGGATCTTCAATATCTAAAATAACATCGTAGAGAGTTGCTGTATCTTTGGACACTGCTCTATAAGTGTCCGTACTGTTGCCCTGTGGATCAGCGTCAACAAGCAAGACCTTCTTACCTTGTGACATTAAAATTGAAGCAAGTGTAGTGGCTGTTGTGGTCTTTGCAATGCCACCTTTTTGGTTTGCAATACATATTACTTTCATAGTGAAACCTCCTTTGTGATTACATTATTCTACATTATTTTACAATTCTTAACCTAATTTGACATTTCTTTACAGTAAAATAATGTTTTTTCTTTCTCGGTTATAGGATACATCGTTAGAACTAAAAAGTCAATAGTTAGAACTAAAAAGTTATAAAAAATATCTTTAAGGTTATACGCGTGACATTTCTTTACAGTAAAATAATGTTAAAAAATGTTGTAAAAATCCCCTAGCATCATAAATACCAGGGGACTATTTATAGTTGGTTGATTTTTGATTTTATATCGGCAATCCTGCGATCAACCGTCCTAGTCGACACAGATAACCGGGTTGCTATTTCGCTGATAGATTTGCCTTTAGATAACATATCAAATGTTATCTCTTCGTCCTCCGTGAAATTACTTCTAAGTTTGTAATCATCAAGCTTAGACTGGGTAAGTTTGTGTAATTTCACGGATCACATCATGACTCCTTGATTGTTAGCTCTTTAGAATCAGTTCTTTTGAGAATAATAAGCTGCCTATCCATATCCGGTATCTTCCAATTATCAACAGATTCAGAGTCATCTACGATGATAGGAAGGGTAGTAGCGTATTTCTTCTGAAAAGCCTTGCAAACATCTGTCTCGATTAAGATTTTTGCACCGTGATTAAGGTTTCTAGCGTATGGTTCACCGTTTACGCAGAAATCACATGTTTCTTCCAGATCACCATTCACAAGCTGTCTGAAAAATTTCACTTGGCAGTACTCTAAATACTCGTTTACCTTGCTTTCTAAAAGCTCGTGCTTGCGAATGTTGAAGCGTTTGAGCAAGTCAAGCTGTGCCTGCGTATCTGCAATTAGCTGCTCATTCTTTCGGCGCTCGATGTTAAGCTCTGCAACTCTTGCATCAATCTTGGCATTTATTTCAGTTTTTGCAAGCTCTGCTTTTAGACTAGATAACTGATGCTGAAGGTTATTTTCTTCTGCCTTGAGCTGTGCAAACGTTGCATTTGCAGTATTTGCTTCTAACTGGCTTTCAAGCTTTGCGATTTCTGCAGATCTGGCTTTTGCTGCCTCGTCTGGTTCTGCTGGTGTTAAAGTGGATATAATTTTTTTCTGAGCAACTAAATCATCGACAGCTCTTGACTTTTTATTGGATTCTTCACGAAGGGCAGAAAGCTCTGCATCTGCAGCATTGAACTTTTCACGTAAAGCATCAATAGCTTCTTTACATTTCATTCCATCGTCTGTGATTTCCTGCAACTTTTCTTCCTTTGATTCTTCAAAATGCTTTCGCATTTCATCCTGCTGATCAGATGGATACTCACGCTTACAATACGGGCAAATCAGCGAATTTTCATCAAACTGCATATCTTTATTGCTTTTCCAGTCACTTGAAAGCTTCAAACGCTTAGTTTCAAGATCTCGAATCTCGGAGTCAATCTGGTGCAATTCATGCTCTTTGGCATTTAAACTACTGTTGGATAGGAAAAGTTCTTCCTTTGCTGCCACAATCTGAGCATCTAAATCGGCAATTCTTTTCCTGTTTTCGGCATTAGCGTCATCAGCGGCCTTTAATTGCTCCTGCTTCAACTTATAAATTTGTGTCTGAATTGTACGCTGCTCATCAAATGCCTTCTGCACATCAGCTTGTTTACTCTGGTTATCTTTCAGCCTGCTTTCAATATCTGCAATCTGACTGTTTATCAAGGCTTCATCAATGACAATTTTCTGTTTTTCCAACTCATCAATGCGGCTTGGAAACTCTTTGCGAATGTCAAGTAGTCCTTTAGTGCCATTCCTTCCGCGTCTACCGTTCAACATGGTGTTGAATTTTGATTTTAATTCATCAACACTGCCATCATCCAGCAGTGGGAGAAGAGGGGAGAACTCCGGAAAACGTTCACAAACCTCTGCATTGGAGCACGTTCCAAAGGTGGATTCCAAGATTGATCTGCAGTCAGCAGCACTCTTTGACAAGAGCGTTTTAGCATTGATCAGGTTCGAGAGCTCGCTCACAGGAACCAATTTTTCTGCAATAAAATCTTCATAGTCACACTTCTTTTTAGGAATATTATTGATATAATAGTCAATAACATTACCTATGAAGTCGCCCTTTTTATTGTAGTTCTGACGAGAAACCTTCTTAAACGTCTTGCTGGAACCGTTAAGTTCTACGGCCATCTCGACTGTAACCTCAATATCGTTAATCTCGTTACCTGATTTATCGTGTGGCCTGATTCCAGTAATTTCTTCGCCGTTCTCGCCCCTGCAATTCAGTACCCAAAAAATAGCTCTCTTAACTGTGCTTTTTCCAGATTCATTACATCCAGATACCTCTGTCTTATTGTATAGATCTGTGTCTACAGCTTTTCCATTGTAAAAGCTGCAAAAATTATCTAACTTCAAATGCTTAATTCTCATCGTTTTCCCTCTTTCTTTCGTCATCGGTTTCATTTGCGCTTGATGCAGCACACAAAGCAACTGCAAGCACACCAGTAATTCCGCCAAATAATAGCCCTGCTATTAAACCAATTAAAAAATCCATACTATTCATCCTTTCCACTTACAGAATCTATCTCAAACGAGAATCCGGTTCTATCTTCGAGTTCTTTCATAAAACGTTCAATGTCTCCGTCGTATTCCTTTGAGAATTTGTCAACATAGTCCATTGTTTTCTGTATTCGTTTGGCGATTGCCTCAGCCTTCCAATTAGGACAAGTATCTGCCAAAGCAAGTCCAAATGATGTTAATATGATGCTGTATATGTTGTCCACAGCGTCTTTATTTGCTTTTTGGTAGTATTTGTCATAAAGCTTGCGATCAACGTCTCGTGCAATATTTTCTTTTAACAAAGCAATTCTTATGCTTTCTTCTGCGCCTGTGATTCGCTGTTCTACGGCTTTGTTTCCTTTTTTTGCTTCTCTTTCAGCCCGTCTCCTTTGTGCTCGTGTCATAAAGCCTCCTTCTAGGTAGTAGACTATTTTAATGTATTAAAGCTCATTATAATTTAAAATAGTCTATAAAACTGTGCTTTGCTTATATATTTAGTTCCGGCAAATACTCTGGTTGCTCGGATGCAATTGAAACCTTTCCCTGCAACTTCTGACATTCTTTTTGCTTCGCAATCTCTGCGGAGTATGATCTTAAAAAATTGCTGTGAATAACTGTCTCAAACTGAGTTGCTTGTCCCTTCGCCCATTCTTCCAGATTCCTTGCGTTTCCAACTGTTGACTGGATAATTGGTGGAAGCTTGGCAAACTCGTCATCAGCATGATATGTGCTGTTTCTGACAGCTATCCGAACTAAAGACCACGCTTCCAACGGCGTAGGCGTGTCTGCTTGACTCAAGGTGACTAACTTTTCGTTAATTTGACCGATTGACGGTGGAAAGCCTGTGTTTTCCGAAAGTATGTATGCTTTGAGTGCTGCACTAACCTGTTCGTAAGTATAGCCAGATAGCATATTTGCCCATGTAGTGGCAGTAAGCTCTATATCTGCAATTTTGTAGTTTGGATATGATACAGTCATTACTGCCATTAACTTCTTAGCCTCGTTTTTAGTCATCCGTAATACTTCCCAAAATTGCATCGAGTTGTGAACGCTGTGGATTTTGTTTGCCCTTAAAGCTATAGCTAGCATCATGCAGTGGGAAAAGTCCTACCCAGCAGTTATCAACAGACTGGTTTAAAATCTTGATCATAAGCTCGATGTCTCCACCAGATAGATTCTCCAACTTGACTATTGCTCTCTTCAAGGCATTTGCGGTTAGGGGCTTTTTAATCTTTACTCTCATAGAAACAAAATCGTTAAATGCCTCATTCAGACATTCGTCATCGAAGTATTTTTTTGAAGATACATTCTTGTTTTTTGCATTCATTAGCTCGTTTAAATCATCATACAAAGAGATGATTAGCGTAACTGCATCACCCTCGCCATTAGACGTTAGCAAACTCACAACGTTTTTTACTCTAGGCTCATAGCCTTTGCTTTTGATTTGAGTTATCAGCTCTTTTCTTGTCATTTTTACCACCTTCCTTTCTTTCTTCTGCCGTTTATTCATGGTTCTCCTCTGGCAAATCGCCCAAGCTGTTGACTTCCTGCCCTTTTATGCAAAACATTTCCTCACCTCCTGCATCTAACCGTCAAATCGCGTTAGAAAGTCTATGTGCGCCCACAATTCTAAGCAGTTTGACAGCTTTTTCAAAATCTGGGGCATATCCATAATCTCTGAGAAGGACTGCACAATCTGTAAACTGATTATTGAACATCATGCATGTTTCATGATATGCACTCTTCTTTACTTCACTCTCTGGGTCGTTCATGTATTCTCCAAACAGGTGTACACCCTTTGCTGCAAGCTCATCAAGCTTATCAAGCTCGGTTTTCAGCCTGTTTTCTGTCTCTTTGCTCATTTCCCCTCCATACACTAGAATTATTTAAAATGGTTCTTGTTTTTTATCGTTTACAATCTCTCGTTTTAGAGTCTCAATATACTTCAACTGGTTTTTATTGTGCTCATTGACAGCCTCATAGTTGCTTTCTAAGACTCTGATAAGGTGAATTAGTTCTTCTTTTCTCATACCTTTTAGAGTACTGTCTGACAGCGGCTTATGAGTGACTGTAAAGCCACCACATTCTAAAATATTCACCATATTTTTTTATATCCTCCTCCCTGTCACGCCGTTAGGTCAGCAATTTTTTTAAAGTCCCAGTGTTTTCTTTAACTGGTCACGGTAATTTACAATCATGCTTTTTGCTGTGTAGGTGTCTATGTTGATTAAGTCAGCAATTAGTTTCGCAACTTCGCTATACTGCTTGTATTCCTCGTTGTAAGCTTCGCCCCATGCCTTATCTAAATCTGTGTTTTCAACATCTGCCTCAACTGCTTTCTCGGCTTCTAGTGTCTTGGCTTCAAGCTCTTCAAGCTTCTTGAGCTTTTCTCGAATTTCCTGCACCTCTGTAACTTCTTCCAGCTGTTTAATTGTGAATGCTTTTTGCATGATTAAAGCCTCACTTTTTCTCTCTTTTCGCAACATCAAAAGGTTGCGATTTTGTTCTTACCATCCAGATAGCATCAAACATCAAATCAAGGATTTCTTCAACACGTTCTTTGCTGCACTTTGATTCGCTTGATAGTGTTGTAAACCCCAACTGGTTCACTAGGTACACGTTGCGCACACCAGATTTCACTTGTCTTTTTACAAGCTTCTTTTCATGGTCTGGAACTTTCTTCATCTTGTATGCTGTATGATCAGTTTTCCCTTCAAGCAGCCTAACGAGATCGGTTGCAAAAAACCAAGGCTCTCCATTGATTGTCTCCAATCTGAGCGAATCGGTACCACACGAGTAGGTGATATAATTGTTGTACTTCATTTCGTTTCCTTTCTATTCTGTGCTTAGTTGATAGTTACTAGGTCTGCGCAAACCCAATTTCCCTCTGCAGGGGGGGGGTCGAACCTGCAAGCCGTTAGGCTACCGTGAGGGATAGTGTTTTATCTTACTTTACAACTTGAAGTTGCAATCAATCTTAGGACTTCAATGAGGTGCTTCTGTGTATCAAAATAAGTCGAATAAATTGTAATGTCGCAGTGGTGAAGCCCGTCCCTATAAAAGTAAAAAGCTGTCATTTTTTCATCACAAATAATTGCAACCTTGATTGTTAAATCTCTGAATTTCGAATGAATTTCATAAGCGTCATAAGGGGGAAGACCTTTTTCTATTACTGTAGTTATTCCTGCCTTTGAAAAAGATTTTTGAATCTTCCTAATAAATTTTTCAAGGTTTTTAATCTTCATATCACCTTTTCCTTTTCTTATTCATTATTTTGAGTCTCAAATGCATGTATCGTGGATCATAATTCGTTTGCTATCAATTGCGTGTGCAGTGTTTCCACTGCACACCTTTTCAGCCACGGTGTTTAAATTTTCCGATACGCCACCACAGATCACTGCGCATCAACCCGGTTTACTGGGCATTCGTTATTCCTTTCTTCTTGTACTTGTGATTAGGGTATCGTTTGTGCCTGTCGGCTTAACAAATACTGCGCCATCCGCAACAACAACTTCACTTTTACACCAAGGGCATATTATACATCTGTTGTAATAAGTATTGTGTTTGTCTGAGAGATAATCTAGTTTACTAAAAAACACATCATCTTCCTCATAGCTCAAATTTCTATCGCATTCAGGGCAAGTTATTACGTTTTCTACTTCAATAATTTTGACCATCTGTCTCCTTCCTCAAGCATTTTTTCCGGCGGTAAACCTTTGATTCTATTATTCTTTCAACAAAATCTCTGTCGCCAAAAATCATAATGATTTGAGTTAACATTATAATAACATCAGCAGTTCTCTCAAGAATATCTGTTCTCGCTTTTACCAGGTCTGCGGCAGACGTTGGATTTACATTTTCACCCTCCAACTGGCGATGTTTAAGCAGTGCTTTTGTCAGCTCGCTCAGTTCTTTAATTGTCTGGTCGATTTGTTTATCTGCTCCGTAAGTATCAATGCATTCCTGTAGTACTTCTGGATATGCAGTTGTTGGCAATCCTGTTGTTTCGTATATTTTTAAGCGTTCTCGGTTTTCTGCCATTCCAATAAGTGCCATGTAAAAAGTGGCAATAAAACTATCAATATCTTCCTCTAGCTTAAATTGCGAATCGTCATACATTTTGTCACTAAATGCTTCATCATTCATCGTTGATGCCTCAGAATCGCCGTATGCTTTGTTAAGATTCCGTGCAAGCTCCATAAGTGGAATTTCGCGTTCAAAATCCCTGTACCATACTTCACCATCTTTTATAAATACACAATTGTGTATCAATGCTAAGCTGCCTGACGGATTATCAAAAATTGTTTTAACCATATTTTTACACCTCTCTAGCCTTAATTAGTTTTCCTGCCCTGTCGTAATCATATCCCGAATTTTCTTCTTTTTTATTCATGTAGTCGCAGAACTCCTGACATTCTTCTTTGGTTGTAAAAAATATATGAATCGAGTTTTTTTCTTCTAATTCTTTGAAATCTTTGTTGTGATTTACTATTGTATCTGCACTATAAGTTTCTGCTTCAAAACACTCACCGTCTCTGGCACTTGTGTACCATGCTGTAAGCTTTCTACAATCATCTTCAAGTGCATATAGTAGCCTTTCACTCGTATGATATACTTTCTTGAATCTTCCACATTTGCAAACATCATCTACCACGTTTCCAGATGGTAATGTCACCTTGATTTTTCTATACTCATTGCATATGTCACATTTCTTTTTGAACTGGTATTTCCAATCTGCTGACCATAGAGTAACCTTAACGCACTCCATTAACTCTTTTAAGCTAGCTTGTTTTGCTTTGGCTTCGGCATTTCGCATTACACTTTCGCATTCTGCTTTCTTTCTTTCATAGTCTTTCTTTACTGATTCAAAATTCTCCTTGATGCCCTGCAATTTTTTGTTTTCCTCGCGCAGCTTTTCAAGTTCGTCCTTAACTTCCTTTTTTACAGATTCTCGAAGCTCGTTTTTAAGTTCTTCGATTTTCTCGTCAAACTCGCTCGGCTCGAAATAGTCTTCATCATCCATGTAATACATATTATTTGACCTCCTTTACAAGCTCTAATACTGCACAAATTACTGCTTCTTTTATGATACTGTGAATGGACTTTCTATTTTCACCTACCAGAATCAACTCATGCTTGATTGTATCATCATAATAACAACCGTCTCTGCATGTCCATTTCCCATTATGCAGTTCCACATCATATCCTTTGCTCTTCGATGCCTCCCCTCTTGCAGACCATCCAGCTCCCGTTTTTACAAAATAGCATGGATAACTTACAAAAGGGTTTTTATATACTTTCATTCTCTACCTCCACTCTTGGAAAAACATATTCTTTGCTATCCGCAAAAATAATATTTTCTGGCTGCTCCTTGTGTACCTCTCCGTTCTCGTACTCTACAATTAATTCCGTGTTCACGTCTATTTCTCCTTCCAGTAGAGTCTCTGTCCACACTGATCACAATATTTTGTTGCGTTTGGGATGCACGCAATGAGATAACTGCAAGATTTGCATTTGTAAACTCCATTTGCTGTGATCTTGATTGGCTTCATTGGAATTTGTTTTTTGATTGCTTTAATCGCAATTTCACATGTAGCCTCATGCTTAAAATACTCAATCGCTTGCGCTTTTAATCCATCTTTCCAACACTGCTTTCCCAACTCGTTTTCTGCCTCTCCGATATCCTTCAAAATGTCAAATGTCTCATCGGAATCCAACTCAAATTTAAATTTAATTTGTTCAGCCATTTTCTCATTCCTCCTTATACACTAAAACAGATCACCGGTGTATGTTTTTTAATTACCTTGATAGCCGTTTTAAGTGCACATTCATTTCTAAAATGTTCCATTGCCTCGTCCTGTAGCCCACAATTTTGAAATTTGATTGCAATTTCCCCTTCTACTTTGCTGAGCCCCTTCAATGCGCAAATCGCCTCATCTAAATCCACGGTAATTCTTATTTGCTCACTCATTTTCTTTCTATTATTTGACCTCCTCCCAGTCAATCTTCTGTCCACAATCTGAACAATATGATGATTTCTTTGCAATACTTATGCCACTCCATACTGTGTTTCCACAGCACGGGCATTCCCACACCTCGCACTCGCTTTCTCTCAATGTGTGCGGTTGATCACCTCTGTTTTCATGGACAATAGACTTATGAACCACTTTAACTGGTGACTGAGGAAGCTGCTTCTTTAAGCATTCTACTGCTGTTTCGTAAGCAGTTTTTTCCCTTCCAACTCTCAAACTTGTCTGCATATCACAGTTACAAACTCGGTGCTTCATGCATTCCGATTCGTGGTTAAAATAATCAATAGACTCCTTGACGTGTTCGTTGTACTTATTCATCTTTTAAATATTTTCTCCTTTCTTCTTGATCTGGAATGTCAGCAAAACGATATGTAGAAAAAGTATTTGCATCCATTGCTGTCCAACTACTTCTACCCAAACTAAAAACAGTTACAAGATTGCCTTGTGCTGCGGCAAAGTGAGCTTTGATCCAGTGACCATTCATAGAATCTCTTACTAAAATTTTAGTATCTACAGGAACCTTATTCCAATCAATCTTTCCTGGCTCACAAGGACTTTCAGCCCAATGCGTAAAGGCTTCGTCACAAGAATATTTTGTATGAGCGAATTTACAATGCCTGCACTCTTTGTGGCACTCAACTATTTGCTCATTTATCAGAGCCGGATGTATTCCTGTTTTGAATAGAATTTCCATTATTTCTTCTGAATACTTTTCTCTATTTGTCATGCTATCTCCTTATGCGAATTTGAGCTGTTTTGCAATTGCTTCTATTACATTCACAGTGACACCATTTCCTGCTTGCTTATATAACTGACTGTCAGAATTGACAAATGCTGCCTTTTCGAAATATTCATCTGTCCATCCTTGCAGCCTAAAACATTCTTTTGGTGTCAGTTTTCTAATTGCTATGTAGCACTGATATTTTTTGTACCAGACAGCATATATGGTTAATTCATCAGAAATTTTTACAAACATGCCTGGTCTGGTATCAGAAAAAGATTTGAAACACATTCCCTGCTTACTGCGTAGTTTTGGAACTTTACTACGTGGTGCGATTATTTTTAGTTTCATTTGCATGGCCATTAACTTTAAGGTCTTTATAACAGCATTGCCACGTTGATTTTTGCCAAAAAATTTTCTTGAGTCATTAGCGTTAAGACAGTGTGCAATGTTGATTTGGTTCTCTATAACATTGCGTGTCATGCTTACCGGAATGTTTTGAAGCTTTAGGGCAACGCCACTATCGTGCGTAGATGCTTTTAAGCACCTAAAGCAGCCTTCATATACTCCGCGATAGAACTCTGGTGAAACTCCAGTATAAACTCCACCAATAGGGCTTATACTCGTGGCAATTCCATGCCTATCTTGTGAAGTTAAAGTAAACATTGGTTCGCCATTCTCTTTGAAGCGTCTTCCGTTCTGGCGCTTTTCTGCGCGATCTGGAGTGAGAACTGGAATTACAACACCACTTGTCTCGGCTTTGTGGTTTGAAACACCTTTATTGTATCTGGCTTGCAAACATCTTGCTTTTTCTGTTAATTCTACCCCCTGATAACTCAAATCTACAAAGCACGGCAAAGCAACATGGTGTCCTCTTCCGCCTTCCTGTCCTGTATCTAATGCCTCGGTAATTCCTTTTTGATCAAACACTTGTGTGTTTCTTCTGAATCCGTCTCGATGGCCAATTATTGAAATACTATTTTCTCTGTCTGTTCCCTTGATAGGAAATATTTCTGTGGCACTTCGTTCTCTAAGATGTCCGATAATGAAGCACCTTTCTCTGTTTTGTGGAACTCCGAAGTCCTTAGAGTTGAGCACTTGCCATTCTGCATCATACCCCCCCTGCTCCATTTCAATGAGCAATCTGGCGAAATCCCATCCTCCATTAACGCTAAGCAAATTCTTAACGTTCTCAATGAAAAGGTAAGTGGGTCTATTTTCTTCTTCGAGTTGTCCGATAAGGTACATAACTCTGAAAAACAAGCTTGAACGGTTTCCTTGAAATCCAAGCTGTTTTCCTGCAACGGAGATGTCTTGACAATTGTGGACAATTGCTCCGTTTGCAATATAAGATTCATCTTCTTCAACGCTAAGGTTATATACTGTTTCGTATTGATCAGATTCTGTTGGCTGATACAATTTTCTGCAAACATATCTTCCACGATAATATCCTTTAACCGATTTGTTAGAGATTCTAAAAGCGTAGGTGTCTCTTTGTTTACATTCCCTTCCTTCAATAGTGCACTTTGAATCTCTTTTAGTATAATAGACAGCTGGCACAGGTTTTCCCAATCGCTGTGCAATAATGCACATACCAAGAATGACTGCTGCACTGGTTGATGTTGCTTCTTCTTTGTCGTTTCTGCCATCTCCTGACATGTATCCGTTATAAAAGTATTCGGCCTTTTCTCGTGGCAAACACAGTGCTTCTCTTGGTATTCGTTTTCCATATGCATATTCCCCGAATATACCAAGGTATTCGTATAGTTGGTTATTGCACACATGATACTTCCCACAAGTCCTTTCTTCAGTGTAAGTTCCATGTAAGTTTGCTTCTGACAGTCGGTGTTCAAATTCTTCTCGTTTTTTATCACTGACCGCAAACACAATCCTTCCCTCTCGTGGTCTATCTTGTCTGCGAACTCTCCACCCATCAGCAATATAGCGTCCGATAATCCACCAGATCTCTTTGCTGTATTTGTTTGGTTCTTCATCAGGCAACACCATTGTGGAGTAATAGCTATCATTGAGTTCCTTGACTGGTTTGAACTCAATTGGTTCGGATACGCGAGTGACATAATACGGGTGTTCTGCTGTTGTGCCGGTTGGTAAGATGCCAAATCCGTTGATATCCCAGATTCTTGCGTTGTCTCTCTGCATAACTGAGGTAACTGTTTTCCATCTTCCTTTGTGAGTAAGCACTCTATCTCCGACAGATACGTTTTCAATTGGTATATATCCTTTTTCTGTAAGAATATAAGTTCCTCGAACGAAGCAAGGGAATCCGAAGCACCAGCAGTCCGCTTTTGGAATGTCTCCGGCATACACTCTTCTAATGTCATTTGCATACCATTCTCCATTTCTGTATTCCTCCTTCAATATTTCTTTTTGCCGTTGTTTCAGTGGCATTTTGTCCAGGAACTCTCTCTGCTCTTTGGTGAGTAAATGCATGGATGTGTAACTTGCAGTCGCAAACTTGTCGAACTCGCAGAATCCAACGCATTCATGTCCTGCCAATTCCATTCCTCTGCGGAATCCTCCAATTCCTGCAAAAAAATCAATAAATTTCATTTTTACCTCATAATGTTATAAAAGAATCAAAACCCACAAAAGTATCAGTGAGATAATCCACAATGCTCCAAATAATGTTCTAGTCCTTTTGGGGCCTATGTAGTAAGAAAGCATAGCTAAAAGCAGGGTAACACATAAAACACTCTTAATTATCTGCATAATATTCAACTCCTCTCATTCTTTACGTTTTACAAAGGATTTGCATTCTGTATTCAGCAAGCATCCGTAACCACGACCTATGGTATAGCTCGGTATCTCGTATCCATTCTCACAAACACGACAATATTCGCCACATTTATACTTGCTATTTACAGCTTTTTCTGCTTTAAGCTGATCCAGTTTATCTTCAAGATTTACCTTTGCATTTTTAAGTTCTGCGTTCTCCCTGATTAGGCTATCGTATTTATTTTGGCTCATTATTTTGAACATTCGTGCCACCTCACCCCATAATATTTAAAACTATGATTGCTATGTTGCACAGCAGTATAACGATAAGTGCTAAAATATTCACGATTTTAGCAGTTTTTCCATACTTTAACGGAGATTTGTATGCAGCTCTAGCCATTATGATTTGAACTGCAAGAAATACAAACTCAATGCATAAGATAATGTGCTTAATACTCATTTATTGCTCCCTTCTGATACCTTATTATCATTTTCTTGTGCATCCTTGAAGAATGACTCGATATCAAACCACTTATCATTGATTATATTTCCGATAATTTTTAACCTTCTATCTCTAGCTGCTGCGGCTCTTATATATCTTCCCTTTAAATCGCTCAGCTTTGTAACTCCGACTGTATCCATTATTCTGGCAATAGATTCCATTCCCGGACCATAGCCACTAAATTCTTTCGCCCCCAGATAGCCGTGTCCGAGACTATATCCGCCAAAAACGCATCCCCAACCTGCACCTTCAACAACGACATCAAACGATATGCAACCGTGATTTTCCATTGTCAGCTCCGCACCTTTGATTTGTGCGTTTCGGATATCGTAGCCTTCTTCAATAAGCTTTTTTTCTGTCCAGATCTTCATACATCCTCTCCTTCCAATTTTTGTCCGCACCAAGGGCAGTACGGATATATTTTTGCTGATGCCGTAAATATCTCTGCCCTCTGGCAGTTCGGGCATACCATTTTTTTATTTCCACAATCATCTACTTTTGACAATAGTTTCATTGGAATTTCTTTCTTATCTTCAATTCTGAAGCATTTCAGCTTTCTACTAACAATATTGTGATTAAATTCAACTGCCGATTCTTCGTATTTACATACTCCGTACAAAAACGGGATTCCAGCCCATTTTCCATATTTATCGCACGTTATTATTCCATATGCATTTTCCTTTGGACACCAGACTGGCTGACCGACCATTTGCCGCAGTTCATTTAACGTAAGCGCCTTCATTTACTCACCTCCTACATCACATGAATACTTATTTCAAGGAAGTTAGCTGCCGCAGCAACTAACCCCACAGCACTTCTTATAATTAAATCATGTTTTCATCCTAAGCCATTCAGCTTCTTGATTTTGTCGATACAATAATAATATCCAGCAACATAACCACGGCTGAAATCATCTTTACTTTCATCATGGTTGCAGCCCCCTTCTGGCAGCTTGATTGAATCTACCCAATTCATAGAATAAATCAGGCGTTTGACTTTGTTTCGCGCCTCCAGCATGTCTCTTAACTGTTCATTGATTTTCCTCAACCGTTGGAATTGTGTATCCCACTTTCACTTTTTCTGGATTGAATACACAAGCAGGGGCAACTCCATACGTGCTGTCCGCAATGTCGTAGTCCAGACTACCACCCGTGTACACATGGCGAACGTCGCGACTGCTCCCGGTGTCTGTGATATACCGAGGTGTGCAAGTCCACATCCACTCAGGCAGTAATGGAACATTCTTGCGGTACTTTCTGTATTCGTCACAACTCAGGATGAATACTTTGTCCTTGACTGTGCCGTAACGATCGTCACCGTTGTCAGCTACCAAGTCAACCTCATGAGGAATGAAATTATCCTCACCCAACACGGGAAGCAGTTCACTAAGCAACTTTCTACGCAAACTCGATTCTGCATAGTTGTTGCAACAGTCCTCATCAAAACAATACTCATCTCCATTCCAACTGGATGCCATGATTGCCAGAACTCCACCCTCTACATTATTGTCCAACACAATCCACTCAAATCTTTTAAAGTAAAAATGACTTCCATCTGGAATTGTTCTAATATCATCTTCTCTCATTTGCCATTTCCTTTCCTGGTTTAGAATCAAACACATTCCCCACTACTTCGCACTTATTTGACTAGTTTCCTCGTAGTTCCCGACACTGATAAGCTCCATAAACTTATCTCTCTGGCGCTCTGAAACCTTGTTACCCTGTTTTTCGGGCTTGACAGCGATTGTAAGGTGTTTCTCTGCGATAGATGATAATTCCTTAGCTAGCGATTTCTTACCTTGCTGTATGCCCTCTAAGTAGCTTCTAGGTTGCTTTCTGTCTCCTATAGTTCCGCTTGAACGGTTTTCACCTTGTCCACCCAGGCTAACATTCCGAAGCTGATAGCCATTTTCTGCATAAAATCTGATGTAATACTTTTCCTGTTCGTCAAGCTGATCAATAGGAACATTCATGTATTCAACCTTCCACCCGTAAGGATTGTCCACTGAATACAGTTTGTGCTTTCTAAGGCTCAGGTCTATGTGCTGTTTATAGCCAGCCATATGACTCGCCAATCTGCTAAGTATGTGCACGGCTTGCCCGATATACGCAAACCGGAAGCCGTTCTCATCCTTTCTGGTCAAAATGTAGATTCCGCTTTCATCGTTCAGCTGGGGATTGATTTTCAGCAGTCGCTTTTTATTCTCCTGCTCTATGGCTTTTGCCTTTGCAATGTTGCTGTATTTATTCATCAATAACCTCTATTTTCTTGATATGGCTCTTACGAAACCTCCAGTTATCGACTCTGTATTTCCCATCAAAATCGCGTTCAAGCTTTCCAACTGACTGTGTACCTTCAAAAAATGTCACCCTTACATTTTTTCCCATTAAGCTATTTAGTTTTGCATCGTCATGGCTATTTTTCATTGATCTTCTCCTATAAACTTAATCTTTCTGCCACAGCATGGACAGTACTTGATTTTGCTCAACAAATCAGTCCCGATAGATATAGCATCGCTACTGCAATTGGTTTTGATATGAAATACATCTTTCTCTTGTTCCCACTTGCAATATGTTCTTTTCTTTTTCCTTTCAAATCTTTCAATTTCTTTCTTAATTTCTCCAAAGTGAAATTCCCCACTCGCAATGTCTTCATAGCGTAAATTTTCGAAAAGAGTGTAAAAACTCCCATCCCATATAGGCTTATCTTTCAATTCTTTTTCTAAATCCTCTACGGTATCACCCTGTATAATGTAATCTACTTCTGTTAGGATATCATCAAAGAGGTTTTTTAGATATTTTCGAAAAGATTCCTCATCACGCGGAATGCGGTATACTGCAATTGTATACAGCGGATTTTCAAACTGTTTTTTCTCGTTATTCAACTCATATTCTGTAGGCATGTGAACTGCAACTGATCCTTCACTACGGGCAATTTCATATCCCCAACCAATTCGAAAACGAATGGTGCGAAATGCTTTGTTTGCCATTTCTTCCGAACTGTATTCTTCAACCACATTGCAAATGTGCACTTTATTTCCAATTAGATATAGACAATCGACTTCACTATAGCAATGAATTTCTCTTTTATCTTTTTCAAATACAAAAATCATTTTTCCTCTCTCCTCCTTTCACACTTTTTACATAGCCAAACCGACCATGTGAATAAAAATAGCTTATGCTAGCTTCCTGATCTGCTTTCCTATTATCAATATGGCTTTGGCAGCATTGCTCTGCTCGCTTTCTGGCGCCCTCTTCTCCAAATGCCTGTACATCCCAACCTTCTCCGCAAATATTGCAATGTATGTATTTTTTTTACTTTTACTTGATGTCCTTCACGGAAATGTTTTTCTATTTCTGCTTTATTTGTGGAGTTCAGCATACAAATCGGGCAATAATAGTAGGTCATGCTTTTAGTTCGTTCAAACTTCATTTTTATCTTCGTTTTTTCAGCTCCTTTTCAATTTGCTCTACCCAAAAATAGAACGATTCGCAGCTCAATTTTCCCAAAGCAGAAACTGATTTTTGCAGTCCATCTTTAATTCTTTCAAAGCAACTCCCCAAATCTGCAAATGCAGCTGTTTCTGAATCCATAAATTTTTCCAATGGTTCTTCAAGCGATACCAGTTGCATAGCCTGCTGATACTGCTTTGGATTCATGCCATAAAGTTTCTTAAACTGCTTCTTTCTCTGTCTTTTATTCATTTGGCTGCACCTTCCTTACTTTCTGAACCCAGGTCATATCCAGAACTTTCTCTATACGCATTGAGTACGGCACTAATGATAGCCTGTTCAATAATTTCCTCGCTCTTTGCAATCAGAACCATATCGTGCTTGATCGTATCATCGTAATAACGGCCTGCTCCACATGTCCATTTGCCATCTTGCTGTTCTACAATAAATCCAATACTTGCACTCGGCTCACTTTTGCATGGCTTGGGTCTACGCCCGAGTTTTACAAAAAAGCAATGGTGATCTATAAATAGATTTTTATATATTTCTATCATTTTCGCCTCCTGATTGTGATATGCAACTGTTCTTCTAGCCAATCAAGCCCCTCGTTTGTGAAGAAGTATGTGGTGCTTTCCTTTGTTATTCCACATCTTCTGCTTTCCATGTAACCTGCATCAACAAGCTTTTCAAGTTCCTCATCTTTGCCATTGAAGTAATTTCTGGTGGGCTTGAAATGCATCTTTCCATTGCGTTTATAAAGCGTTCTCCGTGTGGCATAATCAAGTCCGATTGTGTGGCGCACCTTCTGGCGAAGCGTGCAACAGGAATATGTGATTCCATTCTTTTCAACATTGAGATAATCATTCTGCGGTAAATTTATCATATTTCCCTTTCACCTCAATTTCTAACCAACGCGCTTTAAATTCTTCTTCTGCTATTTTAAAGTTGATATGACGCTTTTCACTAAAAATGGTAATAACTTTACCTCCTTCCTCACGTTTAAACTGCCATTTTTGCTGCGGCAAACAACTTATCCAACATTGATCGCCGCCAAATACATACTGGCGCCATACTTTAGGTCTGCACCATCCTTCTTTATCCATTGGATTCTTCCTCGAAGGCTTCTTCCATGGCTACTGTAAGCTCGTTTGCATCGTGGAGTGCCACTTCTGCTTCGCTGAATTTTCTTTTTTCCAACCTGCTGCTAGCCACCCTGATAAGGAAGTCACGAAGAACTACAGCTGCGTCAGTGCTATAAATATTTACCGAAATGCACTTCTTATCCTTTAATCCGTAGCTTGATACCATTGACATTTTTATACCTCCGCTAATCCACTAAAAATTTTTAATAAATCACTCTTGTTCACCCTTAGCCTCCTTCGGTTCAAATTTTGGAAACGGCATCCAGTAAGCAACATGCATTCTGCCTTTAAGTAGCATTGGTACTGTCGTCCACTCACCGTTAATGGTTTTACCTGTTCCAACTACAAAATTATCTTCATCAAGGTTATTGACTAGTACCACTAAAACGGTATTTGAATTTTTTTCCCAAAACGAATTGCTCCACTTGTCAGTCCCTTTGAACTTTGCGAATATACTGTCGTGTTCTTCTGGCATTGCTTCTTCGACTGAAATCCAATCATTTTTCTTGATTTCATCAGCAAGTGCCGATAAAGTCTGTTCGCAGCTAGAAGCAATCTTCAAGGCAAGTTTTTCACACTCACTTTTAGGTGCAAATATATTGCACTCATCTATGTACTTTTGACAAAGTGCAGCTTCTTCTTTAATTTCTTTCAAATATTTCTTCAATTGCTATTTCCGTCCTCCTGGTGAATGCTTTTCTCAATTTCTTCATCGGTTCGCACAGTAACAAGTGGAATCTCTTTTGAAATGTTCTCTACAAGTCTCTTGAATGCAGCCTTGGCATTTTCTTCGTTCTTATATTTGCCAATTGGGTAATCAGTCGACTCGTTTGAGCCTTTAACGTGTTTTAATAATATTTCTGTTCTTGAAAGTCCGTTAATGTAAATGTCAATTACATTGTCCCAGTTGTAAAAGGCGTTTCTATCCTGTCTTACAATAATCATCTCAAACCTCTCCCTTCTTTTTTAGTTAAACGGTAGTCCTTCGTCTTCCACATTATCCGGAATATTCATAAAACCTTCATATCCGCCTGCAGGTGCCGGTTCTGGAGCTGGCTGCGTATTCTTCTTGCTTTCCACGAACTCCTGCTCATCCACAACTACATCCGTTGTGTACACCTTCTGTCCATCCTTATTTGTGTAGCTACCTGTCTGGATGCGTCCAGTAACAGCAATCTTTGTTCCTTTGTGCAAAAATTTCTCGGCAAACTCTGCATTTTTTTTAAAGCTAATGCAGTTGATGAAGTCTGCATTCTGACCGTTATCCTGCTTACGGTTTCTGTCTACAGCCAGTGTATATCTGGCTACCGCCATTGTCTCCTGACCCTGTGTATAACGCACTTCTGGGTCTTTGGTTAATCTTCCGATTAAAATTACTTTGTTCATACTAAGCCTCTTTTCTTTAAAGTTTTATTCTTTTCTTTCTTCTGCCTAGTTCCCTCTGCCTTGTAAGAGTATACATAAGTTCTTCCTCTGGTCTTATTTCCTGCTTAATCTTCAATTTGAACATTGCTCGCATGGCTTTGAGAAAATCTTTTCTTTCTTTTTCTGTCATGTTATGTTCAAAAGCAAGCGTAGGCACAATTAACTTTTCATCCAGTAAGACTTGCCGATTTTTCTTCACTTTGAAATCCTTCTTTCTTTTAATACTGGAACACTCCTGCGTCCATCCTTTCATTGTATCTTTTCTCTGCATAGTATCTGAATGTGTAATATTCAAGACCACATTTCTTTGCGGCTTCGCTGCATCCAATGTCTCCTTGTTCCCATTCCAGATACACGTCTGTAAAGTTTGGCGGAAGAATCACTCCTCTCTGGATTCCCTTCCTCTGCTCTCCAATCTCTTTCAGACGGATATTTGCATACTTGCGGAATGTTGTATGTGATATCCCACATTGTCTAGCTGCTTTTTCATCTGAGAGTAAACCAAGTTTCCATTGTTCAAAACAATCATCAAACATTGGTGGCAAAGGCTTTGGAGGCACTTTATTACCAGTCTTGATGGTATGCCTATCACCTCTCTTCGCAAGTTCTTCTCTTGCATATCTTTCAAAAGTCGTGACACAAACACCTATCTTCTTTGCACCTTCTGGTCCGGTTAACTTTCCGTCCCTCCAGGCAATGTAAAGCTCCTCTGGAAGTGTAGTTTTTTTCGCGACAAAGTTTGATCTATGACCTGTTTGTTTTTTAGGTGCCTTTGCCTTAGCTGTATCTTGCCAGTGTAGCCAATTCTTATACATTGGGCGCTGGCTAAATTTTGAGCAGTGATATCCTAACTGGATATTGTGCGCACGGTTATCAGCTTCTTCCGCAGCTTCTTCTTTGCTTAGAAATACTGCCCTTCCAAGCGCTAATCTCTCCCAATGATGTATATTATTCGTATTGCTTCCGATGTCACGTTTTTCAGTTATCGCATCAAAATGTGTGTCTGTCACGGCTATAACAACCGATTCAACAACTTCAAGTCCGTAGTTGTCGAACCCTTCGAATCCCTTTTGTTTTAACTCATAGTTGGTTAATCGGTATTCATCTACGTGATAGACAGAAGTTCCGACCTCAATCTCGTTCATCTTGTGCCTCCTTTATCAGTTTTAGATCATATCCACCTTCTACAAACTCTTTAGTGAGCTTGTGCCTGATGCCGTTGCCTAAGTACTGGTATATATCAAGCATGTCATCGTCAGAAAAATTTGTCTGTAAATACTGGTTTATACTCTTTCGGGTTATATTCCAAAATCTTACATTCCTTACGTGCTGCTGATAAACCATTGTTTTGCAAGCGTCTCTTGACACAGATTCAAGCAACTTACATTTAAGGTCTTCTTCACTCTCAATGTCAGCTATAGAAAAGCCAGAACGTTGCTTGTTTAACAGCAAGTATCCATCGCTGTTGATACTGCTACCAGGAAAGCATTTCATAAGCTTTAAAATTTCATTCAAAATCATAATTACTCCAATCTATCTTCTGTCCGCAGTATGGACAGTGTACGCAAACCCCTGCTTCTGATTCGTACCGTGTGCCACATGTCGGGCAATACCATTCGTATACATTTTCGCTTGATGCACAGATGACTGGTTCTTCTGCAATTGTTTTATGCATGTCTCTGTTTTCGAGAATGTTGTTGACTATTTCACATGCCGTTTGTAGGGGTACTACACGGCAATAGGTATGTGGATATGCTGTCGTAACCATCAATTCACTATTGCTAACCAAAAGGTTTTTGATTTCATCACTTTTTGCAATAGACATTTAACAATCCTCCCAGTCAATCTTCTGTCCACATTTTGAACAATAGGAAGCAAGGCAATCATTTATGATGTTTCCACATACAGAACAGCTACATGCGTTCTTGTCTGCTAGAATAACCGGTTTTTGCGGAATCTGCTTTTTAAGAGCGCTATGTGCCTTCATGAATACAAACGCGGTTCTCATTGATTTTTCAGCTGCCTTGTAGTCCTTTTTCTTCAAGGCTTGCTCAGTTGCTCTGGTGCAAGTATCAAGTTTCTTCTTTAATATCTTCAAGACTTCTTTATTGCTCATTTGCTTTCCTTTCTTACAGGAACGGACAAGTTTCACAATTAAACAATTGCCAGGTCTTACCTGCTTCTGCAACGTCCACATTTGCCATTCCTGCGACTTTTTTTATTCTTGTGACCATTTCCTCCGGTGCTGCATTATTTGCGCTTAAATGGCAAATAATGACGTTCTGGAGTGCGTCTGTTGTGTTAGCTTCTATGAAGCCTGCACACGTTTCTAGCTCCATATGCCCCTTAATGACATGCAATCGTTTACCAGTGACGTCCTCTGAAATGTACTTCTTTTGGTAATTGCAAGACACTAATATATGGTCGATATCCTTAAATCGCCACCTTACAAACTCTGTATCAGTAATGTAGAGCATTCGCCCCATCTCTTGGTGCTCGATGATGAATCCATAGCACGGACACTCTGTACCGTCTGCATCGGTATGCTTGAAGTGTCCATGCGCATCATTCATCGGAACTGATACAATTCTAAATTCGCCATAGCCACCGATATAGGAGTTATCTTCGTAAGGTTTGTAGACTGGGATTCCCATTTCTTCCAGATCACTGACTGCTTCCGAGTGATCTCTGTGTTTATGTGTGACAACGCATCCAACAATATCAGATACCTTCCAACTGCATCCCTTTTTGATCTTCATGATCGGGATTCCTGCATCAAGAAGAAGTATCTTGCCTTTACTATCCTTTAAAGCATAACAATTGCCAGAACTGCCGCTGGCTAAGCATGTTAGAATCATCTAAAAAACTCCTCTCTTACGTTCATCCCTCCACGCTTTCAATGTGGTAACGACCGTAACCGCTAGTTCTTCCACTTCCAATTCCGTTTCCGAAACCTGCAAGACGAATAATGTTTAAGATCTGTTCCAAGGAATACGCGTTTTCTGTATACTGGATGGTGAATGTTGCGCTCCATCCGCTGAATCTATTCAGTCGTACAAGTACCGGAGCACCCTTCTTTGGTGACATAAGCTTTTCATCAATAAAATGCTCTGCAAACTTGATTGGAACTAGATTGCCCTTCGCAATGACATTTACAGCAGCATTAAATTTTGTTGCGTAAGTGTCAATCTTATTCTGTACAACAGCCTGTCCAAATGACTTTTTCAAGCCAAATGCCGTAATGCACGGTGCATTGTTGGCCAGTGCTTCTCTCAAACCTTCCTCTGTGAAGTCTGTAGGCTTTCCACCATACCAGTGCATGGCGGTGATCACTTCTTCCCATACATTTGTAGCCGCTGTGTCCTTAGCCTTATTCTTTCTCTCATCAGTCAGTTTTCTGGCACTGCAATCATTCATTTTATTGAGTACCAAATCTCCATCACCTGCAATAGTAATTCTTGCCTGCTTGATACTTAACGGCTTTAATTCGATGACCTGTGTTTCTTCCTTCTTTGTCATAATTTGTGTTCTCCTTTTTTGTTTTGGTCTAAGCTTTCGCTCGAGGCGCGTCATGAACGTTGTGATGCAATGTTATGTGCTATTTTGTGCTGCTGTGTGATATGCTGTACTGTCATATGTTATTTTCTGCGGCTCATGCCGCGTCTCAAACGGAAGCTTCAAGTGTTCTGGTAACACTTGCAGACAACATGAAATGCGATGTCGTGTGATGTTGTGTTATGTCATGTCGTGTTCTGTTATGTGCTGTCTTGTTTTGTGATGATTGGCAACTCATGCTGCCTGCAAATGCTACCAGTTTGTTTTGTTGGTATCCACTCGGTACGTGACATAAACTGTGTATAGTTATGTGTGCTGTTGTGTTCTGCGTTATTTTGAACTATCCTGTGCTTTGTGTTGTGGCATCTTGCTTATGCCACATACAGAATGGATACCTTTTGTTTTTTTGCGTTATGTTCTGCTTTTTTCTATATTATTCTGACGTTTAGTGTTCTGATTTATGAGCTAGCATGAAGCGGTAAATAATCTGTTTTGCTTTGTCCTGTAGTGTTTTGTTCTACGATGTATTGTGCTGTTTTGTTGTTTGATATAATGTTTTTATCTTATTGAGGTTTACTTACCACCTCGTGCTAGCCCATAAAATTTGCTTAACTCGAATGCTCTATGAATGATGTAATGTTGTGTGCTATTATGCTGTGTCGTGTTATGTTCTATCCCGTGCTGTTATGTTTTTGGCATATGAGCCATTTCTTTTCTCGGATGGTGCATACCGTTACACCATCCATAGAACACTCGAATTAAGCATTGAAACTGTTTAGACGGCTATCTTGTCAATTTCTTCAAAGACACTCTCTAACTCAGAAAGCGACTTATACCGATTTTGAAAGCTTCTCAGCTCTGCGTAAGCTCTCTGTAGCAACTTCCGATACTCGTCAGGTTGTGTTGCAAAATGCGTTGTCGGCATATACACATTTCTCTGACTTGTGATCTGGAAGTGCCTGATAGGCGGTTTGTTGTCCTGCTTTGGGACAACTACAAAGAACTGGATAAGCTGTCTTGCCTGCTGCAAGCGATATTTCTCTGCCGCTATGCTATCGTTCCATTCAAAGCACTTATGAAGCTCTGACTGTTCGTCTCTTGCTTTCTCAAGCACTTGTTCTGGCGTTATCTCTGTATCTCTTCCAATTTCATCCAGGCACTTTGCGGCATTGGCTTTGAAAATCCCTTCTATTCTCCATTTAATTTCGTCCATAGGCTATCTCCCTACTGCATAAACGCCGGAAGTTCCTGCTGACCGTCTGCATCAGCTTTTAACTCTCGATTTCCAGTTACAGGCTCAACAAATGTTTCTGAATTTGCTTCATTTTTAATTTCATATGCAACATTTTCCTGCTCAATTTCAATTGGAGAAATGTCCTCAAACTGATCAAGTCTGTCGGATATCTCAGAAATATTACCATCTGTACTCGTATTTGCGATCATTTTGCACAAACGGTTGATTACAGTTTTCTTTGACATCTGATCTTTAAATTTTGTGTGTGTACTGGCAGCATCCTCTTTTAATCCGCCCATTCGCTGATTCCATGCTTTCTTCAACTGGTTAATATTCATGATCTCTACTATCTGGCTTCCATCTATCATTGTTCCGACAGCATAAGCACCTTTTATCTTGTCATTATCAATGTTCATGAAGTCCTGTGTGTGTTCATCAATAACTTTCTCGCCATTAACAATGTGATATTTAAATGTATCGCCCTCATAGATGATCTCTGCGCTGATCTTCTTTAAGCCGTTACGTTTTGCCAACGTAATATTTCCGAAGTAAGATTTCTGGAATTGGCACTTTCCACCGTAGGCGATAAAATATCCCTGCTTTTTGTTGACATTGAGTGCCAATGTGGCCATTTCCATAAGTGAATTTACAATACTAGCCTGTGAGCAGCTTTCAAGAACCGGACGTTTATCTTTATCAACAGTCTCTTTTAATATCAGATACGCTCCAGTTAATGCATTTGCTACGTTGTAGTCTTTTGGAAATGCCAAGCCAAAGTTCTCTTTCTCTTTTAATTGGCGTACAAGCCCATCAATAAGGCCATTATTTACAATTAAACTGGCCTGCTGATTTCCTGCACTTAATGCTTCTGCTTTAGCCGCTGCCATTATTCCTCGCCCTCCTTAATCTCAATGTGCATCTTGTCAAAAAACTTGCTCAAATCATCAAATGATTTGAATGTGTTATTGCAAAATATAAGGTATGCAGAAATGTCGTTTATTAAATTGCCTGTAATATATTCTATTTTGCCTTGCGTCACTTTAAACTTTAACCCTGTTGGGAAAAGCACGTTATCACCTTTTGCAACCTCAACAGCTCCACTGTAGTATGTCGGCTGCTCTTCCTTTTTCTCTTCTGGTTCCTTTCCCTGCTCGTGCACAGTTTCCAGATCTTCATCTTGTTTTCTTTTTTCCAATTTTTTCAGTAGCTCATCTGACGCTTTACTTAATGCTGACAAAAAACTGATATCGTCAACACTATTTTTATAAACTCCCACGCCCATCTCACCTGTCTTTTCGTCCTCGACAAGAACGGCATTAAAAGCTAATCCGGCCTTAATTGTAAATCTAGTGCTCATATTATCCTCCTTATTTTGTTTTTGCCTTATTGTTGCAGCACTCTGCTTCGCTAATCTCTGGTGCTCTTTTGATCGTCTTGATATTGCTTCTTCCATAGGCTTCTATCCATGAAAGGTCTACTGGCTCGTCTACTACTGTGACTTTTGTGCCGTTTGGAGTTACTGCTTCGTCTCCAGGCTTTAAATCTTCCTCTGTCGCAAAACAATAGCTTCTTTTACTGCCCTCGTATCGGGCTTTTACATAATTACTCATTAACTTTCTCCTTTTAATAATTTTTTACTGCTTAATTTCTTCTGCGAAGATTGATGAGGAAAAGATACAAACCGGGCGGACACCGCAGCTGCCGTAGCAACCATAGATCTCGACGTAGCCAGACGAAAGAACAGCGGCAGTCCACATATAATATTCGTTGCACGGCGTACTCCATGGAGTAAGTAACCACCAGCAATACCCTTCGTTTGGGATCAGGCTTCTGTATTTTCTGTACTCGTCAAGAGTAAGCAGCGAAACCTTGTCTTTACATGCTCTGTATTGATTCTGTCCATCAACAGACAGTAAATCCCTCTCAAATCCAATAACATTCTCCTCTCCAATTTCATTTTCTATTTTTTCAAGGAGATCACTATTCAGATGCTGACGCAGTTCACTGATTCTCCAGTCATTTACGTCTGGATCAAATCTCATTGACTCTGATCTTTCTGCAAGGCACATGCAACCCGAATCAAGAACATCAATGATTTTCCATTTTAGCCCTGCAAGTTCGAACTGATTACCTGCTTTAGGCTCAACATCAATTTTTCTTTTTGAATTGCCTTCTAAGATATTTACTCTTTTCTTTAGATCATTGAACTGTTGTTGCAGTTCTTCTAATGTCAATTCAGCCATTTATTTTCCTTTCGATACAAAGATGTTGGATTTTAGGATAAAAGCCGGGCGAACATTATTGCCTTCACAGCAGTAGCTGCTGTTGACATAGCCAGATGGGCGAACAACTGCTATAGAATTATTGTAGTCACAATGCAGACCGCTCCATGCTGTACAAGTCCACCACTGTCTACTCAACTTTTTGTTAACAAGCAAATTGATATACGCTCTAACCTCGCCAAAGGTCAGCGGTCTTACTTTACAGGTAAGCACTCCGTAGTCATCCTGACCGTTTACAGTTGTTAGATTTACGCAATGTTCTACAAGATTCTCGGCTCCGATTTCGGATTCAATAGCCGGTTGGATTTCACCCTCAATATATTTTTTTAACTCGGATGCCTTGTAATCTGCTGTGTCATATGCAAATCTTCTCACTTTCGCTAGATAGCCCTTTGTGATAACTTTGGTTATTCCTTCGCATTGTTCAAGAACAATGCATTCCCTTTCTCCGACAAGAAATGTCTCTCCAGGCATTAAACTAGCCAATTTAACCTTGTTACTCTGCTCTCTTTCTTCAAGCATTTTTACCAATGCTCTTGCAGCTTCAAGTTCTTTGCTCATGTCTGCCTCCTTTCTTACAGCCGTGGTGACTTAACTAAATCACGCACAACTCTATATTTTGAAATGTTTTCTCCGTCTTTCTCAACAAAGTAGAACGCTCCGTCATTCGGCTCTCTGAAACCGCTGTAATACTTTGTATTTACCATTACGGCATCCTGCTCCTTGCAGCGGCTGCACCATTCGCGGATTTCTGCGCCGAGGTAACTTTCTCCGCTGTTCACTACAATCATTCGCTCTCTCCTTTCTTTTCTTCTCTGGTGGATTGTAGCAATCTATAAACTCGTGTAAGTCATACAAGCTGCATCCTCTAAATTTCAATGTTTCATTTTGTTTCCATAAGCGTTCTGCTCTCACACCAAATTCGTCTGAAAAGCTCTGGATCAACCCTTTCATGGCTTTCTGCCTAGCTCTTTTAATTTCTGTTGCCGTCCTTCCAGATCTTGGTGCTATTGCATCCACTCTTCTACAGATATGTCCAATCAGCTCTAACCGCTGCTCCTCTGTTAGCTTCATAGGCTTACTGTAACTGGCGATAAATCGCCTGAATGATCTTGGCATCATACAACGCATTGTGTTTTACCCCTTTAGGAAGCGACTTTCCTAACTTTGTTAGGAGTTGTTCGCGTGATAAATCAAACGCTTCCTTTTCAGAAATTCTTAGCACCCTTGCAATGTCATGATTGATGTCGTGGCAACTTGCTGATATGTAATTAGGAAGCTCCAATGCGGAACTTGCCAGAAGATCAACCAGTAAAACAAAATCGTAATGAGATACATCTGACACAAATTGAATATCGCTCTCAAAATGCTTAAGCCATTCAAGAAGTGATTCTCGTACCTCATATTTACTACCGACCACAAATACGGTGTTTTCCTTGTCTAGCAACTCTGCAAGCTCTTTGTTCTCACCCTTTACCACTGTATTTGACAATACGTTTTTCTCAATCCAAGGTGAGATCTGATAATCTGCAAAATCATTAAGTTCTGCGTAAAAGGATTCACCGCTTGCAGATACAATTCCAATACTTATTAGGGTTGTGTCTTTATGCAACCCTGTAAATTCCGCATCAAAGTACAGATTTATCATTTTCTTTTGCTCCTTCCTTTTCTTTATATTCCTCTGCCTGCTCCATTCCAATAATGTAGGCAAGCTGTTCTTCTGTTAAACATGGAAGCAGCCGTGTTGCTGTTTCAAGCAATTGCTTTTTGCTTTCCCCATGGTAAATAAAAATTGTTGATCACTCTCCTTCTTCATTATCTTCAATACTATTTGGATTTAGCATTATCATTAACAGCTTCTTCCAAGCAAACGATGTGTTTACGGTATATCCCCTTGCGGTTTGATACTGCATATGTACCACGTGTGGGTACTTCGCTTTAATCGCCGCGCTTACTGTTGTTGGTGTTCCATCTGGCATTTTTACATTCAGCACAACAATGTCGCCCTGCTTTGCTGTTTCTTTCAGCAGCTCCGTGTCTTTGCTCATTTCTCCGCTCAAATGCGGCAATATTTCTCTTAGATTCATACATTTCCTTTCTGTATGGCTCAGGCATTCTAGCCCAAGCCACGATTTCATAGCCAGAATCTTCAAATCCACCGTCCGGCAAATTTGCCTGGCAAGCTTCTTTCGAAACCCACCATCTAAATCTGTTCTTTGGGTCTGGTCCCCAATAATACTCATGGGTAAGTCTAGTCTCGCCCCATCTGATTGTGCACAGCAGATAGCCTGCGGTCTTATCTGGCATCTTTTTAGTCATCCAGAACATCTTTTATCACCTCTCTTAATTTGTATTTGCAGCTTTTCTTTTTTGCTTACGATGTTGTGACCGTGTTTTCGATCCAGCCAAGCAAATAGTTATTCTGGATACTGGAGCAGCTATTTGTCACTTCGCTCAACTTCTTCAAAGTGCGCTTTTTCTGCTCTGTCAAAAAACGGTATGTCTTAGGCTTTTCCTTTTTATCTGTCATCACGCCTGCACCTCCTTTCTACATGTTTCCATTCTTTCAATATAGCTAATCATGTCAGCAAAGCTTTCTGCTCTGTACAAGATTGCTCTGTTTGTGTCAGCAAGTAGTGTGTATGCACTATCAAACTGGAATATGTAATACTTATGCATTCCCTCGTAGTACATGCAATCTTTAAGTACTACAAACTTGTTAATGTCAAACATTGTTTGTTCCTCTCTTATGTAATTTCTGCTATCATTTCTGCCTTCATCCTGGCGAACTTGTTAATAAAATGGATTTGCCCTTTTCCAGTTACAAGCGTTGTTCTTGTGATTCTGACGCTTCCGTCTGGATTCACAACGGTACGCTCCTTAACTTCAAAGAGTTTCTGTTCCATCGCCTTCTGTGTCGGCATATTTTTACTTCCGCCACTTTTAATAAGATAGTCATTTTGGCGCATCCACTCAAAGAGTCTGTTTTGCCCGATCTCATGACCATTCTGGCAAATCAGTTTAGCCATGTCTCCAATTAGAATTGAGGTCCTGCTAGACTCCACTGCATCTGCAAAGATTTCCTTTGGCTTCATGCGCTCTGTGTCTGCAATCAGTACCTTATTATCTGCCTTGAGCTTATCAATCTCGTTATTGGCAATCTTTAAGGCTCGTGCCATCACCTGTTCTGGTGTATTCCATGCCTTTTCGAGATCAATGAAGTACTGGCGGTACTGCTTGCCCTTTTCGGTACGCTGAATCATGCAGATCTGCTTTGCCATGTCGATGGAGATTTGATAGTCAATGGATGGTCTTCCACCCTGTTCAGAGGTTTTTCCCACTTTTGGGAAAAACTCATTTCCCTCTGAAAATCCATATTCGCACATACGCTCAAACCACGTTGCAAACTTTGTGTTTATCTCCAATCCCTCATGTAATTCTCTAGCTGATACAGTAGGCTGCTCTGACTCGTAGTTAATTCTCAAGAGTTCCATGTTTCGGCTCCTTTCTGTTTAATTTTCAATGTCCGTTTGTTTGTTACACTTACAGTATAGTTTATTAAGAATACTTTGTCAATAGTTTTTTGATTGTTTAGTAAACTTTTTGGTTGACTTAGCAAACAAAACTTGCTATAATAATAATGGAAGGAGGTGATAAGATGGAAACTACAATAGGCGAGAGAATAGCAATGGTGCGAAAAAACCGAGGCTACACCTTAGAGAAATTTGGAGAAGCCATTGGAATAAAGAAAGGTTCAGTTAGTCTACTAGAGCGTGGTATCAATACTCCAGCTGACAGAACGATTTTCATGATTTGCAACAGATTTAGCGTAAATGAACAATGGCTCCGTACCGGAGAAGGCGATATGCTTAAGAACGTTACACCATCAGAAGAGATTGCATCATTTCTTGGCACGCTTGCAATAGCAGGCGATGAAAATTTCAAAAAGCGTTTAATCCTTTATCTTGCGCAAATGAAGGATTCAGACTGGGAGAAATTGGAACAAGTGCTTGATACTCTTCTTGCAGGAAAAGATATCATCTTTCCGCCAGGCATCAATGACAAACAAAACTAATTAACCAGACAGTGGGTATCCGTAATGCGGATACCCATTTGTTTTGTATACAAGGCGAATTTCTGGTTGCTATTTTGCGAAAACCTGTTTATACTATTTACATAGTGCAACGCAAGCACAAAAGGAAAGGAAGAAAAGGACATGAAAAAGAAATTTGTAGCTATACTGTGTAGTTGTATGGCATTGCAAGCAGTGCCAGTATTTGCAGAAAGTGAAGTAGAGACAGAAGCAGAAACTTCTGTTGATTATGAAGCAAAGTATAATGAATTGCTCAAAGACTACAACGATCTTCTTAAACTATATAATGAATTGCTTGAGGGTGATGAGGAAGAGAGTTCTGAGGCAGAAACCGAGGCAGAACTCCCAGACGGTGATATCCTATTCAAGGATATTCCGTGGGGGACAAATTTTGCGAGTGTGCAGAGCTTAACACCAGAACTTAACCTCCAAGCATCTATAGATCAGGCGCTTCCTGTCTATTCAGTTGATGATATTATCTATGGTGGGATTACTGGTGTTGACTATGATTCGACTGGTTTTATGGCAAGTGCTTTCGCTTCAAACTATCAGCAGCCAGCCTTTGGATATACAACATCTTCTGTATATGCGTATTTTGTTTGCCCTTCAGCAGACGGTGTAATTGACTATAATGTAGCAAATGCTATGCTGTACGGTGTTACATACGAATTTAATACAAATGATGTTAGCCCAATGGCAAATGATTTAAAAGAGCAATTAACAGCTACTTATGGCGAACCTTCACAGGATTATGACGAAGATTCTTTCTCAACTAAGGGCGGCTCATTTATATTTAATCTCTATGATGGTCATTTTACTATTTGGGAAACAAAGACCTGCATCTTATCAATCCACTCTTGCGATTATGGTAAGGATGCTGCCGCTCCAAGCACAATCCAGATTAACTATGCATGGAAAGATGCATCTGATATCTTAGAGCAGAATGATAAAATTGTTTCAGCCCAGTAAAACATTAAGAGGACACCCATTACTGGATGCCCTCTTTTTATTTTGTCAAGATATAATAGACAACTCTGAGTGTGCTTAGTCTTTCCTCATTCCTCAAGAGCTCTCTGATCTTTTTCTTATAACACCATATCGTTGCTTCTTCAGCATCTTTTTCAATATCCTTTTCAGTTCTACTTTCCGCCATTCATTGCCCTCTCTTTCCTCTATTCTCTCATCATTGCCTGTGCGATCAGCTCACAACGATATTTCTTTACATCGTCTCTATCTGTTAACTGATACAAAAAATCAAGCAATTCCATTTCGTTACGTTTTTCTTCCGGAATAAACGTGGATATATATGCAATCGCTCTTTTTACATATTCGTTGCCTTTTAATTCCACGATACTATCTAAAAAACGTCTAACCACATCACACATATAATCACCTTTCCTTTGCAATTGTATCCACAGAAATTTCGTATGCAACTTTAACCATTTCTGTTTCATGCTCTCTTTTGATATAAGTTCTGCTCTGGATTCTTCCAGACAGTCTAATTTTGTCTCCAACCTTTAAATTTGATGCCTTTCGAGCAAGCTGATTCCAAGCAATACAATGTAAATAATCGCTCTTGCCATATGAACGATTTACAGCAACTATAAGTTCACATAACTCCTTTTTTAATGGTGTTGTGCGATATATCGGCTTGCTGCATAAATACCCAGTCAATGTAATTTGGTTTCGATGTTCCCCACTTTCTACTTTGATTTCACGGACCAGAAAGTACTGCTGTACATGTCTCTTGCCGTCACTGGTGTAATAATTCTTGCTTCGCCACTCTCCAATCGCTGTCACTTCATCCTGGCGCTTTAAAGCGCCGATTCTATCCTTTGCAACAGCGATTGGTATTTCATCCTTTACTCCACTCAGGCGGCTTGTCTCGATTGTGTTTGAACAAAAATCACTCTCCAAGCAGTCTAATGTTGTAAAATTGTCTAGTAATTTGCCATGAATAATGGCAAAATTAACCATTGACTCTGTTACTTTGCAGTTGTAAACTGTCATCATTAGTAGCCTCCTTTCTCTTTTCTGCTATGGTATAGATAATAGCACTGGTGACTACAATTGTATTGACTTTGTTCACATTTTTTTCAGTCAAAGTTTTTTGGCTATTTTCCAAATTTTTAAGTGCTAGAAAACTTTGGCTTTACCTTTTGTTTGATGTAGCCAATAAATTATACTTTTTGTTTTTGCTAAAGTACAATTTATTGTAAAAATGACATTTTGAACGAATATGAAGGGTGGTTTTTGACATGAGAAATCGAGTAGCTGATACTGAACGGCTTATAAAAGTTATAATTTATGTGCGCAAAAGCGCAGGATTGTCACAAATGGATTTGGCAAAAGCACTTGGAAAGAGCGTAGGAACAATAAAAAACTGGGAGAATGGTCTTGGCGCACCAGACTTCCCGGCACTGCTAGAGTGGTTTGATAGATGCGGTGTCGATGCAGAAAAATATCTTATGGCTATCTATGATCCTAGCAAATACGAGCGTATTTATCACCCTAAAAAAGATAGTGAGACACTGTCTGCTCTGCAGGAATACTTAAAGCATGAAGACGCTGAGTATCTGAAACGTCTGTATTACAATGTCTTTTGCGATACTGGGTCTGATTGGCACGCACAACTTGATATGCTTACGGCATTAAACAAATTGCCGCTTGCTGACCGTATAACGTCAGCTCAAGCATATCTCGACAATTTTCTGATTCGGCAGGCACGCGGTGAGGTTAAAGACGCTTTTATAGAGCCTGATTTGAAACATTTAGAAGAATCAATACAGCAAGCAAAGCAATCTGTTTGCGAGAGAAAAGATTCTTATCTTAATAATTTGAAATGATAGGGTGTTCCCTATCATTTCAGTTGGAATAATAATAAATTGCAACAGCTTTTTTCCATCCATTTCCACTATCAGATGTCTGAACATAGATATCGCCTTTTCTTCCATTACCAGTTGGCTCTGCTGTTCCAAACGATATAGATGTCTCGTCTAATATGCGATATTCCTTTTCGCTGCTGTCGTACAACATCAGTGATCCATCTTTCCTGTTTAAGCCAATCCATCCTAGCGTTGTTCCACTTCCACTAAATTTTATATATGATGCATTCCCAACTCCATTAAGGTCTAGCGCAGTAGTTATCCCTGCGGTTATTCTTAACGATTTTTCAAAAACTTCCAACCTAGCGCTAAAATCAGTATTATCTGCGTTCCACTCGTGAAAATCCAAATATTTTCCAATCTCCATCACACCAGTCTGGTCAATCCACGGAATTGCGTTCGAAATATTCTTTGAGGAATCAACTATTTCCATTCCGCTCAATTTTTTTGAGTTTCTGGAATTTTCAACTGTTGTTATTAAATTTTCAAAGTTTCCAACATGCAATATTGCGTTATTGGTTGAGCCATCGTTGATGTATACATTTTTATCATCATTTGACACACCAGGAAATAACACTATATCATTCGCTGATGTAAGGCTTAGGTGTTGTGAACCAGTTAAACGTAAATAGCCTTTTGTTGTTATAGCCATATCTTCATCGCCAATGCTTATCATTGCTTTTTGCAGATATAGTTCACCAGATTTCATTCTTGTACCGATCATAACACTTTCTGGCGTTGCGCTAATTATAAATTCCTCTGTATCTGACGTTGGACTAATTACCTTAAAGGTCTTATTAAAAAATGCATCTAGTCCAGTAATAGTGCCTGTGGTGATACTGGCAGCATTTAAATTGATGATAGAAACCTCTGAGGCATCTATAACGCCTGCTGTTATTTTATCAGCAGACATATCCTGAATTTTCGCATTGGTAATTTGCGCATCACCAATCATTACACTTGTTATCCAACCCTGCTTAATATTTGCTTTATCAAGTCTGGCAAATAATATATTTGCATCATTTACCGTGATTGTGCTTGCCTGCAAGTTCGTGATCTTTGCATCTACAGCATTTAATTGGTTGAATGTGGCTTTTTTTGCCGTAATTTCCTGAAGGCTAAGAATATCATCTTTAACTCGTTGCAACGCTATTTCAGATGGACTTTTCACCTCTTTTTCTTCAAAACCATAGGATGCCACTTCCGACAGCAAGCCACCATCAAATGTAATGGTGTGCTGCATCACTGGAACATCTATAAGATTATTTTTAGCATCAACTATTGTAACGACATCACCTACGTCAAGTCTCGGATCTCCCATAAACGAAAATGACACTGGATAATACCTCGTATCCTTTATTTTTTCAAGGATTTTATCGAGCCATTCCTGTGTCATTACTGGATTGCTTAAATTTGTATTTATATTTGTTCCTGATTCATAATGATTGTTCTCTGTATCACAGCTGATGCCTGAAATTTGGCACATCGTTTCTGATTGTAGCAGATCATCAAAATATCTATTGGTCTTAATTAGATATGTGTGTGATTCTTTTAAAAATTCGATTGTATTATAGATAAATGATAAGTTTTGGTCTTCTAAATAGCTACCTGCTGTATCACCTATCTTTCCTGGGTGATCAGTTGCTAACGTTCCATACCATCTAAATGTTACTTTTCCATTTCTATCGCATATAGCAAATGTACCATGGAGTTGTGCGATGTATCCAACCACCTGCTGCATTGTGAAACCATCAAACGGCTCTTTGTATGATTTCTCTCCCGACTGGTCGTTAACCGTCAATATTCTATCTATAATCAGGCTATCAGATAATTTGCTTGTGTCAAACTCAACACCTGTCTGTTCGCTTATATCAGTTAAAAATTCTTTACTTTCTACTGGATAGCTTGTGATTTTGCTTTTATACGCTTTAGCTAACTTTGACTCTAGCCTGTCATATGCTGTAAAAGTAAGCAGATTTCGGTCTTTTTTTTGCTCTTTTATTGTAAAATACCCCATTGGTATCCACTCTATAGTGCCATCAGCTGTTGCTCCGATTTCAAGTCTTACTTCCGTACCTTTTACAAGATCTTGCGACTTTGTAAACATAGATACTTCTATTTTGGAAGCTGTAGCTCCACCCACATAAAAATAGCTATCAGGAGTTGAAAAATTTGTTTGCACTATCTCTTGGATTCCTTCTGATATTCCGTTTAGCCTTGCGTAGAACGTTCTTCCACTGCCTGATATAACTTTATCTAATGCTTCTGATACCTGATACATGACGATTTCCTTTCTCTAGCACGGTATACTCCGTGCTAGATATTTGCTTTATTTTTTATTCTCCGAGGATGTATCTTTTTTCTTCTTCTGTGAGAATCTTCATTCCTTTAATCTTTTCTGCCGACACTTTTCCACTACTTTTGTACAGTCTTTTTAAACTCTCTACCAAGCTTCTCATGCCAGTACTCCTTCCTCGATCAGCTGCAAGGTATATGCATCTATCATTTCTGTTGCGTATCTTGTCATTTCTTCGCTTGGCTCTGTATCGCCTTCGTAATCAAGATATTGCTCTGGAGCCTGAATAATCTCCTCTTGCGTCAGCTTAAACGTCCTGAATATATTGCCGTTATACTCGTACATTATCTCACTGCCATTTTCTGGGCTATCAACTGTAACCTTCTGCTCATCTGTACAAATAACTACATCCATTCCTTTTTCAAGCGGATAGAATGCTGCACTTAACTGCGGCAGCGTAAATCTCATCTTTTCCATAATTGTTTAATCTCCTCTCATGAGTGGATACAATTTCTTTACATCTCTTTATATCTTCCGAGACATGATACTTTTGTTGAAAACGTTGTGTGTTTGAATGTTTAATAGCTCCATAACGCCCGATATAGCTTTTAGCCAATGGCAGCGGCACTTCTTTCTTTTGGTGGACTCTTTTTCTTACCTTCTTTGCAGTCCTTCTAAATCTCAAAAAATTTGATGTTTCCTTAATTTCTAGCCCTAAAAAATCTGAAACATAACTTGAAAATCTTTTTACTGCCATTTTTAAATCCTTCAAGCTTTTCGAAACGATTAGTATATCGTCCATTTGAAACAAAGCATGAGATACAAGATTGACACGATTAGCAGCTCCATTCCTATGTTTTCTTAATTTGCATACCTGCTCATTAACATAATGGCATGCATATGACATGTAGTAATTCGCAAGATATTGGCTAAGGTATGAACCGATTGATAATCCACCCTCAAACGAATCAATTAAGAAGAAAACGAGATGTATAACATCGTCGTTATCTACATCTCGCCTTAACAATTCTTTTAATTTACCTTTAGGTATGGTTTCATAATAATGCCTGATATCTGCTTGCCATCCCCATCTTATATCATGGTTGTCTACCCATTTCTTAATTGCTTTTGCGCCAAATTCGCATCCCTTGTTCTTTAATGCTCCGCATTGGTAAAAGCCTATTTTCTTTCGGAATAATTCTTCCATTGCATATACAGCTATATAGTCGTATATCTGTTGCTTTACATCTTGTATTCCTATTTTTCTAACCTTTCCGTTACACTTATCAACTTGGTCTGTAACGAATTGGCTTTACAATATATTTCTTTTCGATAATTTCTTGTTGTATACCGTCTATAACAGTATTGATCAATCCTTCCATCATGAAGTGCTCTTTGCAGATCTTTTTTATGATTTCACATGGTAACTTTGAGTACTCTGAGAACATTCTTATAGTGTCCCCACGGTTCATCTTTCCGCTTATGCAATCTCTTACTGCTCGTTCAACCAATATTCTGTTAGTTATATCTATTCTTTTGCAACAACGTTTCAAGTATTTTTATCCTTTTTTGTAAATATCGTTTAAATTCCGAGGGACGTTCGGATGTCTACTAGCCCCAACCTATGTCTTTCACATAAGTTATCGGAATGCCCGTCGGCGTTCCGATTCCCTTTTTGTTGCCTATTTAAGTGCTGCTTACACAACAACGGAATTACATCCGCGAAATGCCACACTAAGTACCAACGTACTATTTTGTCCCGTCAGACATATAAAAGCAGAGAGCGTAGTTCCAGTTCGCATTCGTCACGTCGTTCCTGAGATTCGCGTAGGAGAATCCGGCATTCGACCTGTTCCTGAGATTGCCGCGCCCGTGTGTGACAAGTCCTATTTTAAAATTATTTCTGTATACTATTTAGAGGGGCAGCCCCCTCTTTTGCTTGTGCAAAATTCACCCCTAAAAGGTTCGGAATTAAACGCAGAGAGCGCAGCCCCAGTAAGCGACCGTCACGCCGTACCCGAGAAACGCGAAGGAGAACCCGGCATTCGACCAGCGCCCGAGAGAGCCGCGCCTTAGCGCTTCGCGCCAACCTGTTCCATCACCACCATTATATTGTCTGTCGCCAACACCGACTGAATCTCCTGAACCCTTGCTCTTGAACCATGTAACACCTGTAGACAAGTCTATATCAATGTCGCCAATCCAAAAATCATCAGTTGTTTCAAGATCTACAGTTGCGATTTTTGTCCAGTTCGCGGCAGTGCTTGACCATGCAGCAGTTCCTCTAACGTAGTAGTCAACCGTTGTTGCTGTGGTCTTGTTCCACAACTCGTTCATTGAGATATAATATGCACCAACCATATCTTCAATACCGCCAAGTTTGAATGCATGTTTACCATCATTCTTGATATATCCATCCACTCCAAGCACCTTGTCGGTTTGCCCTGCATGTAATGGCATTGATGATATATATGTATCTTCTGTAATTGTCATATTTTGCTTACCGACATATACTCTACTGTTATCTGTTCCAGATATTGCTTCGATAGCTGTTATTTTGACTTTATCTGCGATATTTCGCATGTATGCCTGTCCACGATCTAGATTATCTGTGTGACCAGTTGCATCTCCGATGGATACTGTCGTGCCAACATAAAAGCTATTTGCCTGCGCTGTTGGAATTACAACATAATTAGCTTTTTCTCCAGTCTGTGCAACTTTAGTTTGCACATTATATGAAGTGCATCCTTGAAAGACTTTCTGACTATTTTTTGTTGCATACTTCATCCATAGCATACACAGCAGATATGCCGTTCGCTCTGGTCCAGAGCCATGATATCCTGTTCCTTTCTTCTGCAGCTCAGTATTTCCAGACTGGGCTGAAACAAAGTTATAAATTGCATTTCCAGATGATGAATATAAAATTCCATCAATTTGTCCTGCATAGTATTTTGTCAAAATACCATAACCGAGTTCTTTGCTGCACCATGGTGTAACTGTTGTACACTCCAATTCAGGATGTGGCTTCGTTGCAAAATGCACAATGTAATATGTGTCAAATTTCTGAATGCCCCAATAAGTTAAGGGAACCATAACTCCAACATCTACTTTTCCAATGTCAGAATATCCGTTACCGCCTTTAATTGCCACTGGAGTTTTGTTCTCCTGCTCGTCAATTGTAAAATTGCAATCAATTGTCTGAAAGGCACTATGATTTGCAAAATCATCCTGCCCCTTTACAGTTTCCGTCGAAGGCACAGCTGTTAATCCAACCGATGCATTCAACTTTTCACCGTTTGGGCTGGTACTCGTCTCATAGTAATAAAACTTTGTTGAGAAAACCTCGTCTGTTGCTGTTTGTTCCCAGAAATTCTTCCAATCAAATTTTGAAACATCTGTTACTAGTGTTTTTACTGTTTTTAAAAGATTTAAAATTTCTTGTGATGTTGACTCCATTGCCACATCTACTGCCACTGCTGCCATTTTTTATCCTCACTTTCCGTCGTCATACATTACTCTCAGTCCACCACTTTCATTTATACTCAAAGTGATTCCCTGACCATTTGCTTTCTTTGCAAGTTCCTTTGTTAAATCCACTATATTAGTTTCTTGAGTTTTTGATGCAGCCTTTAATTCTTCCACATCTTCCCAATTTGCAAGATAAATTATTTTGTCAGCCATACACCTTCCTCCTCTACTTTGTTATCCTTGCAGCCAAGCACCCTTTGGCTGAGTCGAAGAAAAATTCTATGCCAGTACCATCGGCCTTTGTTTTTAACGCTGTGTCCTGTTCTACATTCTTCTTTTCAACCTTTGCGAATCTATCCCCAACTGCTTTTGCATCGGCTGGCGTGTCTGCTTGTGACAATGTGGTATCTGTAGCATCTCTAAAGGATTCTTTTACATTTGATCCATCAACTTGCATTACGCCTTCTGCGTTGTCATACACAAGAAAAGTATCTGTGGATTTTACAGCCGTTTTTTTCTTATATTCCGTCCATAATCCCATAATGATCACCTAACCTTGCTCATCAAATTTAATGGCTGCGCACTGTTTTTCTGTGTCATAGTACAAAGTCATTCCTTTTCCTGTTACTTTTTCGTTCAATCCATCTCCAACCGCCTTTGCATCTGCAAAAGCACCAGGAACAGTGAGTGTTTTGTCAGTTTCCAACGGATGAGTCTTATGATACTTTTCAACAGCTGCATCAATTTGATCTTCCGTTACAGTTGCGTTCTGAACCTTACGATTTAAAATACCAATGACGTCTTCTGGTTTCATATTTACTCCTTAAATCTTGTTCCAAGTTGCCGTTGACTCTTCGAATTTATAATAATCGCCAGTATCGCTCGCTAGGAAAGAGCTGCCTGTCGCAACATACGTAGGAAGCTTGCCTACATCTTTTGCAAGCCCCTCATAACTACGCACATTCCCTTGCGCAGACGTACATACCAATGTACCCATATCTGGCACTTCTTGACCAGGCTTATAAAACTGTCCATCTTGTTTCACTGTGTAATCATATGTCATGCTTTTTCCACCTCGCTCTTCTCTAGCATCATGTTAATCGCTTCAAATTCAAGCTCTGATGCTTCTATGTTTTCAATCAAGCTAATCGGGATTTTGTAAACATCTACATCAACTTCAATTCCATCCAGCAATTCACCCAACTCTGATTCTAGGTTTTGCTCCATTCCTTTTTTTGGCACAATGTCACCATTTTTCTTTTTATCGCAGTACTTTTCAATCAATTCATTTCTTGATTCTTGGAAAGGAATCGCAGCTTTGTCAAGTGCTTCAATATTGCGGTTGATTGCGTAAATCGCCTTAATTGGCTTCCTTACACCATTGTTTTTAAACGATAAAAGTCCATTGATTGTCTTTACCAGTGTTCTATTTGACATCTTCATTTTGATACCTCATTTTTCAATAAAATTTGCAGCAACACCAACATATCTAGGCAGTCCATCAGCATACGAATAGACTGGATATGTCGGTGTTCCAACATTAAATTTGAGTGTTTCTGTTTTCCCAGACTTCGGATTTCGGAAAGTGATCGGAAAAAATGGTGGTTCTATTGCAGCAGCAAAAGCTACTGCTTCTTTATCATCCAAAGGCGCTAGCGTAATATTTAACTTAATTTTCTTTGCTATGATGTCACCCTCCATATCACCAGACGCGACTCGCCCCGTATTGCGGCTCCAGATGAGGTTATCTGTTACCGTCAGATCTTTAACTTTCAGCTTCAATCCACTTATGATTACGGTTTTTACTGGGCCATCCATTGCATTGCTTCCCTCCTTTACGTTAAAAGTTGCGCCTTACCTGTCTGTATGACTCTGCTGTTGTTTTCCTTTTTGACAACCTCAAAGATCTTCTTTGCATCGCCCTGGAGAACAACATTAACTGTCACATTTCCATTTCCTCCACCATTTCCACCGTAACGTGCCATAACTGCTTCCATTCCACTCGCTACGGCACTCTGCATTACACTTGCAAGTTGTGACTGGTTTAAGACCTCTGTCCTGCCACCTACATGTCCCACAAGTTCTGGTCCAGCCTCTCCTGCAATAAACATCGAACCTGCATTTACAGTACCACCTGCATATCGCGGAATGGCGCTAAAGCTTGACATGAAGTCTTTTGTAATAACTCCTCCACTGCTAAACTGTGGTATATCATGCCATCTTCCACCATAAAAGGCTCCGCCTGTGGATTTTTTAGTACCTGAAACTATGCTTGAAATAAATGCTGTTATCCCTGAAAGAATTAGCGATACTCCAGATTGTTTCTGAACCTGATTAACATATCCTAAAATTCCACTGAACCATTTTCCAGATGTAGGGATTGAATCTCCTAATGCTGTTACATATCCCAGGATTCCACTGAACCATTTTCCGGATATTGGAATTGAGTCTCCCAATGACGTTACCCAACCTGTCAGTCCGCTAAACCAACGGTTGTTCTCCGGAACTCTGTTTTGGAAGTCTGTCATCCAAC